TTTACTATTATATCTTGATCCAACTTTTGCTAAATCTGCAAAAGCACTAATGAATCGTCTTCCTCTATTTAGTAGTGAAACTTCAGGTGGTGGAGTATACTCAGTAGAAAAGGTTCGAAAACCAAAAGTACATTTAAACTTAAGTAAACTGTTATCACTTCTAGTAAGTTCCATTGCATCATAAGAAATTGGGTATGCATCATACAATGTGCATTTTAAAGCAGGTCTATTTAATTTCATATCTCTTCGAATAGAAAATATTTCAATTCTAGAATCTTTTGCGTATTCATCATAGTAAGAAAAGACTGGATTTATACTTGTTGGATCGAATTGTCTGTCTTCATCGTTAGAACTCAGTGGTGATGCATAGATCAAACCTTGCCATGCTTCTATAAGATAACGATCTAAAAAACTTGAATCACATAAAAATTGCATACTAACTGTAGTATCTTGTGATAGACCTGTTACATGAGGTTGTTTTGGTCCATATGGAGAAAAATCTTTTGTGTCTAATTTACGACTAGGTAGAGAACATGTTTCTACTCTCATACCCATATCAAAACCTAATCTAGGATTTAAAGGTAAATTATTTTGTGATCCATCAAATTTTGGGTTTCTTAGTATAGATGGCAAAAGAATGTTTACATGAAACAGATTGCTTCTAGCACCTGAATCAAAAATTGATTTGAATCTATCTATGTGTCCTTTATCTAACATGTCCATTAGTATTTGTTCCTACTTTGTGCATATACAGTGTTTGCATTTTCGTTGAAGTTTTGAGATGGTATCATTACCAACATGTCCCAAAATTCTGTTTTAACTTCACATATTCTGGAATCAATATGATCGTAAAGATATCTTTTAACACAAGGTTTAGCATATTTTAAAGCACTTATTGACTTAATCATACCATAAGTGAATTTGATTCTTGTATCATCATCTTCTTCAGCGTATCTATATAATTCTTCTAATAATAGTAATCTGTCGGCTGGTCTTATATAATGAAAATTAACTCCATAAAAACCACCAGAGGCATATCTAAAGGGCAAAACAAATGGGAATCTGTCCCAATATGGGAGTTTGTTTTTCCATTTTGCTTCATAAACATACATGTAGAATTTGCCTAACTCTACTGATTCTGCATAATCACCAGATTGTGTTATGAGATTATTGTATGGAACACGAATTCTTCTTAACTGTTCTCTAAACCAATTTAAACTTTCTCTACTTCTACTTCGTAGTTCAGATGGTTTCTGTTTTTTTATTTCCTCTAGAACACTTAATGCCATCCATCTATTTATACTTTAAGACAAATGATCTTCGGTTAAAATTCTAAATTCGTATCTTCTATCTTTGCAGTATTCACCAGCTGCCTTAAACTTCGCCTGATTGATCATGTAGGTTGCAACTTCATTCATCCATCGTTGTGTTCTTCGTTTAGGTTCAGGTGGTGGTTTGAGGTATTTTTTTGGTTTGACTTCTATAATGACTCTTCGTGCTTGACCTCTGCTGTCAACATATTTGATATAGAAGTCAGGAAAGTAGCGATGTACTTTTTTGTCTAAGGGAGACTTGTAAGGTATGATGATTTCTTCACTACCCCATTCTATGATATTATCATTGTTGTCGCAGTAAACCATAAAGCGTCTTTCCCATAAACTTCTATACCAGATGTTTGTAGGATCACCTTTATATTTCTTATAATTTTTCGGTTTGAACTTACCGCTATATGGTTTTTTGGGCATAAATAACAATAAACACTTTAAGAGTATTTATAGATGGCATCCTTCAAAGAAATCATAAACAAAATCAACAAAGCGAAACAAGCGGTTAATTCGTTAAAGGGTATTGCATCAAAATTAAGTAATCTAAATTATGAAGGCGTATTCAGTAGTGATGTACTTAGAGAACAATACAATATCGCCAGAGATCGCTTAGATGCAAGGCGAGAATCACTACAATCGCAATTAGATGCCTCAAATAGATCATTTTATGAGGCTAGAAGAGATCCATGTACATCAGTTCAATATTTGACATATCCTTTATCTGATCCATGCAATAACTGGATTGCCTTTACTTCTAGGTCTAGAATTAATAGTAATATGAATGATCTATTTGACATACAAATGTATATTCCTGATGGATCTATTATAAGTGATACTACAGTTGAGTATAGTAAACAATCAATGGGTAGAGCAAAAAGAGAATTGGACAGAATCATAAATTCATTTATGACACAGGGTGCAGGTGCTGGGTTTGAACAAGGATTGGAATCTGCTGGAACCTTGGCAACTGTAGGACTTCAAGCATTAGGAAATGAATTGACAGGTGGTTATACCAACTTCAAGTTTGGTCGTGCAAAAAATCCATTAGAAGAACAAACTCTTGTTGGTCCGAGTTTTAGAGATTTTAGTTTTTCTTTTGTTATGCACCCAAAAAGTGCAGATGAGGCAAGAGAGGTTGAAGATATATGTCGTAATTTTAAAATACTCATGTTGCCTGATTCATACTCTGATAATTATATAGAACTTTTTAATACAGAAACTAATCAAATGGAACGAGGTGAGGGAGAAGCAGAACAATACTTTAGATATCCAAATGTCTTCGATATAGAATGGCGTGGACCAATTGCTAAAAGAGTTGACGGATTTATGCCATCCGTTTTAACATCTTGTAAGGTTACACATAGTTCTGAGAGAACAGGTGTATACCATGACGGTTATCCTCTTTACACACAATTAGAATTAGGTTTTAAAGAAATCAAAATTATCACACAAGGTGGTTATAAGAGATATATTGATCCTAAAACAAAAGACGGTTCTCTTGCTTTAGTTGCTCAAGACCCTAATCAGAGAGATACATGGTTACAGAATCAAACTAGTTCACCAGGAAATCCAGACGGTAACACAGGCGGTTAAAAATGAGTAGTGAGTATTTCAAAAATTTTCCATCAATCAATTACATTATGCCTGATGGCAAAAGTGTAAAGATAAAAGATATTTTTAGAAAGGTCGAAATCGAACCTGCAGTTTTTGATAGTGTTATTGAATATAACTTCTATGAGATTGAAGATGGCGAAAGACCAGATGTAGTTGCATCAAAATTATACGGCGATTCACATCTCTATTGGACTTTCTTCTTAGTAAATCAAATTGATTCATATTTAGATTGGCACAAAAGTAATTCAGAGTTTAACGAATTTATAAAACAAAAGTATGAGGGTTATTGGTTAAATGCAACACTCACTTCTGATATCATAACATCTTCTTCTAAGTTTCTTTTAGGTGAAAAAATTACTAGTTCATCTTCAGAAGGCAATGTTATATTAATCGATCCGACTTTTAAAAGAATTGGTGTTACTGGTGGTTCTTGGTCAGCAAATGATGTTGTAACAGGTGCAACAAGTGGCAAATCGTTTACAATCAGTTCTGTTCAAAATAGAGAAGATGGTGTTATCTTCTATGAAAATTCAGATGGTCTTAGAAGAAACAGTTCAGCATCTGGTTATAATCCAGTGACATACTTTGACCATGAATACGAACATAACGAAGCAAAAAGGAAAATAAAAATTATAAAACCACGACTTATTAAGACAATCGTTTCTGAAGTCGCAAGATTATTATCATGACAGATGTAAATTTTAAGGCAGGTGAATTCGTAGTTGAATCATTTACCTTAGTCAATCAATATGGAGATTCCGTCGATCTGAGAGGATTGGTGTTGAATTTTCGTCTCTACGAAAACATTTATCAAAATTTTTTAACAGGAGACATTACCATTCTTGATGGTTTAGATATCATAAAAAACTATCGTATGACTGGTCAAGAAAATATTCGTATATCAATTAAGTCAAAAGAAGGCTTTGGTTATGTAACAAATAAAGAATTTACCATTGATAAAACATTTAGAGTTTATAAGATAATTAATGTAAGTAGAAATGGTGCAGGCATACAAACACAAACTTATCAAATAAAAATTTGTGACCCTAGACTTTTCTATGCAAGAAAACAAAGAATAAGTCAAGTGTTTAGAGGATCATGGTCAGCAATATTACAAAATGCTCTTATCAATAAGGCAAAATTTAAGATAGATGAATTTGATCATTTTGAAGATTCATTACGAGACAACTATCAGTTCATATGTCCAAACTGGAATGTGCAACAACTTATAAACTATTGTACGAACAATGCTCAATCTACCGAGTCAGAATCATTTAAGAGAAGTATGTTCTTTTTTCAAACATTGAATGGTGGTTTCAGATTTAAATCTATCGAAAAAATGTTCCAAGATGAATTTCCTTTGTCGTTTTCTTTTACGCCTAGAAATAATTTAGATACACAAGAAGTGCCATTAGATGGTGCTAGTGGTTTGAATACTCAGATATTGAGTGTTGTAAGAAGTCAGGTCTTTGATACATTGCAAGGTTTATCAGGTGGTGCATACTCTTCATCTATGAGTGTATATGAACCTTACACTAAAGAAGAAACTGCAAGACAGTTTGATTTAACTGAAGTTTTTGCAAGAAAACAAGATCATGCATCTGGATATCCAATGATTCATGTAGATGAAGATGAGATATGGCACACTGCAGGAAATTTAATGTCTGCAAATCATTCACCAGATATTAATCAAGTTGATGTCGACTTTCCTTTAAATAAAAGTTTCTTATCGTCCAAAATATACGACTATCACATAGAGCACAATTTTGATAATAGACAATTAGACCAAGAACAACAATTTAGAGGTCGTGATAACAATGACAATAGTAGACTTAGACGAAGAGCATTGTTAGAGACCTTACAACAAAATAGAATAACAGTTCAGATACCATTGAGAACAGATTTGTCTGTTGGTCAGATGATCAAATTGATTTTACCACCAGCAGAATCAAGTGGTAATAGACAAATAACTGATAGACTAAATGATCATAGATACCTTATAACTGATATAATGTTAGAGGCAAGTCCAGGCGAAGGCGTAGGTGTTTTAAACTTAGAATGTGTGAAAGAGAGTTTTGCAGATCGAGTTAAAGATATTAGACCATTGTCTGAAGTAACAAGTGGTTCGCCACATATGGATGATTAACATGGATTATTTTTATGGCATAATTGAAGATAGAAACGATCCTCAAAAACTTGGTAGGGTTCGAGTTCGTGTCTTCGGTATTCATTCAAGTGATAAGTCTATGATTGCAACTCCAGACTTACCATGGGCTCAAGTAATGTTGCCGACAACTACGGCAAGTTTGTCAGGTTTTGGTATTCAACACGGTCTAGTTGAGGGGTCTACTGTACTTCTATTCTTTAGAGATAAAGAAACAAAACAAGATCCAGTTGTTATTGGTTCTGTTCAAGGTTTCAATGTTCAAAAAAGACGAAAAGATAAGGATGGTAATCCTCTAGGTTTTAATGACCCTAGAAGACTTACAAAGAGTGCATATGACGGCACTGTAGACGGACCAGGTTCTGCAGCTGATCGTACTAGAACTTTCGGATTAGAAGGATCGTTAGAAGAATCACCAGTTGTGCCTAAAAATATTCGCATAAGTTATGCAAAGGATGGTAATTCTGAAATTACAAATCCTTCATCATCAGAACAACATCTCAACATTCCCTATTATCCGTTAAAAGAGTATATCAACTCTTCAGATATATCTGGTTATGCAACAGGTGATGCTGATTATCAAACATTTTTAAAGTCAGATCATTTGCCTGATTCACAAGCTGCGCCAAAATATCCATATAACAAGTCAATGTTTACAGAATCAGGACACTTAGTTGAATTAGATGATACAAGAGATAAGGAAAGAATACTTGTGTATCATAGATCAGGAACATTTACAGAGATACAACCTGACGGTGAAAGACACACAAGAGTTGTACAGAATGATTATGAAGTTGTTTGTGGTGATAAAGAAGTTACAGTGTGTGGTGATGTAAAAGTTGTTGTGAAAGGTAATGCAAATATCATAGTTCAAGGACAGACCGATATAACATCAGAAGGGAATCTTTCTATTATAGCACCAAATATAAGATTAAACTAATGGCGCTAACATTACCTAGAATTCCTAACGAGATTCCTTGTCCAGAGGGTGACATATTCAATTTCCCTACTGCGGCTGATCTTACAAATCTTTTAAACGAAATTGGTGACATACCCAATAAGTTGAGGGTGTGGATAGTTCAAGCAGGTGATGAAATCTCACAAGAAGTAAGAGATGAGATAAATGAAGTTATCAAAACTGTAGAAGAATGGCGAGAGAAACTTGCTGATTTATTGTCACCTTATTGGAATAAAGGACTTGTAACTGCAGAGATTAGAGCAAAGTACAACGAATTAATTGCAGAACTTGTTGATGCGGTCGGCGAAAGAAGACAACAGATTATTGACGAGATCAATCAATTGAGAAGTATGTTTGTTGTTAGAGATTGGCAGAGAGAATGTCGACAAGCGATTACAGAATTTATCCAAGAACTTCATATCTATGTACCAATGAAAGTTGCTGAGTTGATCAGCAAGATAACATCATTCAGTTTTAAACTTACTCTTTTTGGTATTACTATTGATGTTCTAAAGATTGCCACACGAGAAGAACAAGAAAGAATCAAAATGCAGATATGTGAGAAAATAGACTTTCTCTATAATGCAATGCCAGAGGCGTATCAAACTTATGACGGTACATTTGGTGTTGATGATGAGAGAGCAAGATGTCAAGCAATCTGGAGTTGGTTCAAATCCGAAATACAAGATTGGTTAGTTAATGGTGTATTCAAACTCATTAAGACATTAATCAAAATCTTTAAAGTTATATGGAAAGCATTAGGACTTCCTGATCTCTCAGCTCTCTTTGAATTTGATGTTGCAGGTTTTATTAGTGCAGCTATTGGTAAATTTAAAGATAAAATTAATGATATACGAGAAGACTTAAAAAAGGATGACCTAAGTCAACAAGTGAGAGAGGCACTTAATAAACAATTGCAATCTCTTAGAGAACAGGTATGTCAAACATTAGAGAGTTTAAACATTTTAGGTTTTGGTGTGTTAGATTTACTTGGTGGAGAAATCAGAAGTACAGTGAGATCATGTGATGAAACTATTCAGGCATACATAGAAGCATTCAGAGATTTTGCAATCAATTGGAAAAAGAAATTACTCTTTGATTGGATAAAAATTATTAAGAAATTCTTTGATAAGATTGGACTTGGTTCAATCTTTAAACCAATTACAATAACATTTTGTGATATACTTAGATTAATAGGCTTTGACTTTAGCATACCAGGTGGTATCAGTGCTGGTCTTGCTGGTCTCGCCGCTAAACAAATTGTTGATGTTGATGACTCACAAGTATTCAACAGAAATGTAACTGTAAGAGGATCAGGAACAGTTTTTGAGTATTTAGAAATTGAAGATGAGAACGGTGCAAAGAGAAGAGTTACAAGTCAAACAGAATTAGATACAATACAAGAAAGAGCTGAAAATGTTAATGTTGCATACTACAAAGCAGATGGTCAGACTGATACTTTTATCGTACCAGGCGGAAAAGGAAACTTACAGGTATACATCAACAACAAAAGAATCGTCAATACAGCTGCTCTAGGTGTAACTTCATTTACATTGTTCAGAAATTATATACGATTTGCTGAAGTACCAAAAGAAGGTGATAATATTTCACTGGTTAGAATATAAAACACTTAAAAAGTTTATAAATAGTTAAATGGTTGACATAGTAAACGAAGGAAAAACAGTTGCAGTCAAAGAAAGTTTTGCAGATTTAAACATTCTTATGACTCCTCACCCAATCACTGGTGATATAACACTTAAAACAGACGCTGAGGCGATAAAAAGATCAGTAAGAAACATAGTGATGACTAATTTTTACGAGAGACCATTTAAACCTAATTTAGGAACTTCTTTAAGAAATCAACTTTTTGAGTTAAATGATCTGAGAGTAAGATCAGTAGTATCAAAGAGAGTTAAAAGTTCTTTAGAGAAGTTAGAACCTAGAATTTCAGATGTACAAATGTCGTTTGGTGACATGGACAGTAATAATTTGTATGTAACTGTCTTCTATACTATTAGAAACAGTCAAAGGACACAAGAAGTAGAATTCACAGTTAAAAGGATAAGATAATGGCAGTAAAAAGTTCACTATTAAATATTTCTGATTTAGATTTCGATAAAATTGCTTCAAATCTAAAAGTTTATCTCAAAGGACAAGATAAATTTAAAGATTACAACTTTGAAGGATCTACAATGTCATTGTTGATTGATCTTTTAGCGTATGCATCTCACATAAGTGCCTTCAATACAAACTTGGCAGCTTCAGAGATGTTTTTAGATTCAGCACAAATTAGAAAGAATGTTGTATCAAGAGCAAAAGATTTGGGTTTTGTACCTGCATCTGAAACATCTGCTATAGCAAAGGTTGAACTTATATTGTCAGATGTTAGAAATCCAGATGGTACATATCCAACTGCAACAGAAATGACTCTATTAAGAGGTTCAGTATTCTCAACAGTGTTTGATCGTTTAAATGTGCAATTTGTTACAACAAACTCAGTTAAACCAGTTCAAAATGGTAATGAATACAGATACGAAAATGTAGAGATCGCACAGGGTACATACATTACTGATACATTCATTAACGATTTACAAATTAAGAACTCTAAGTTTGTAATATCTAATGAAAGAGTTGACAGATCAACTCTATCAGTTGCAGTTACTTCAAATGGTATTACAGACACATACAATCTTTCAACAGATGTATCAACCATCACTACAACTTCTAAAGTATACTACACACAAGAAAACGAAGAAGGCTTCATAGAGATTTATTTTGGTGATGGTATTCTAGGCAAACAATTATTGGATGGTGATCAAATTGATGTCACATATATTGTTGTTGATAAAGACCATGCAAATGGCGCTAATATCTTTTCATTACTAACTTCTATTAACGGTTTCTCATCATCTACAGTTATCACACAACAAAAGGCAACAGGTGGTGGCGAAAGAGAATCTATCGAGTCTATCAAGTTTAAGGCAAACAAATTCTTTACATCACAAAACAGATTAGTTACACTTAACGACTATAAAGCAAAAGTAACAGAGTATTACCCAAATGCTGATGCTGTTGCTGTATGGGGTGGAGAAGATAACGATCCACCTGAATATGGAAAAGTTTTCCTTGCAATCAAACCAGCAAATGCAGATTACTTAACTACAGAAGAAAAAAGAGTTATAACACAAAACTTAAGAAAACTCAACATGTTAACAGTGAGACCTACAATTGTCGATCCAGAAATCATTAAGATATTGGTCTCAACAACATTCAAATATAACCCAAATCAAACACAATTAACATTAGGTGAGATTGAAACTTTAGTCTCAAACTCTATTATAGATTTTGATAAAAATAACCTAAACAACTTTGATGCAATCTTTAGACATTCTAAGTTAGTTAGATCAATTGATGATGCCAATTCTTCAATTCTTTCAAACATCACTAATATCAGGTTAAGAAAACAAGAAGATATGTCTGTAAATATCGGACAATCAAAAGGTTTCTCAGTTGAGTTTGGCAACAGTCTTTACAATCCTCATTCAGGTCACAGTGGTGCAACTGGAGGAATTTTATCAACAACAGGTTTTTTACTAGATGGTGATAGTAATACATACTATTTTGATGATGATGGTATGGGTAATATCAGACGATACAAGTTATCAGCATCTACAAGAATATATACAGATTCACAGGCGGGTACAATAAATTACTCGACTGGAAAACTAACAATTGATGCATTGACAATTGCTTCTACAGCAAACACCAATACATCTATTGACTTTACCGTGATACCAAATAGTTATGATGTGGTAGCAACTAGAGGTTCTCTAATTGATATCTCTTCTGAAAATATATCGGTTAAAGGTGAAGTAGACACCATCGCAAGTGGTGAGTCTAGTGCAGGTGTAGGATTCAATTCAACACCTTCAACTAGTTACTAATTATGCGTAAGTGATCGTGAGTCCCACGAGTAATTTCCCATTTATTTGGATTATATTGGAGGATATAAAAAATGGCAGATAAAAAAATAAGTGCATTAACAGCAGTAGCAGATAGTGATATCGGTGCAGATGATCTATTACACATTGTTGACAATCCTGGTGGCACGCCAGTAAATAAAAAGATGACCATTGGTCAGTTATTCGAAAATATCCCAACTCACCTTGCAGTTGATGATATAGCATCACTAACAGCAACCGCTTCAAACTTAGCATCTACTTTTGCTACAGCATTTGATGGTGGTTCTTTCAGTGGTAACACATCTTTCACATTAGATGACGGTACCGACACTGGTCAAATTAAAGTGATGTACATGAGTTCATTTCACGGTTCTTCATACACTGCAACCGTGACAGTATCATCATGGGGTTATTCTTCAACTACTTCAAATCAATTAGTATTTGATGCTTTAGGAGAAGCAGTCATTCTATTCTGGAATGGTGCAAACTGGTTCCCAATTGGTTCAGTTGGAGTAACTATTAGTTAATCATGTCACACGAAAAATATGTCATAGATAGTTTGTCGCAAAGATTGCCAGGTCTTCTACCTGAATTTGTCAGAGAAGAAGCACCAGTCTTTGAACAATTTCTAAAGGCATATTTTGAGTACTTAGAACACGAGATTCTAACATTAGAATCTCAAAGTGATATAGATGGCATACTATTAGAAGACGGCGATGGTTCTATGTTATTAGAACCATCGACTGTTTTACCTGATCCAGATGCAGAGAGTTCTAAGATAGTTTTCGAAAGAACTGCAACGAATACAAATTCAAATGCAGATCCTTTTAAACCAGGCGAATACATTTATGGAAAAACAAATGGTTCAGTCGCAAAGATTGATCTTATAAACGGCAACACACTTTTCATATCAAGTATTTCAGGAATAGGTTTCTCAAACGGAGAAATCGTTGAAGGTAGAGACGGTGGTCAGACTGGTACGGTTTCATCTTACAAACAAAATACAATTGTTGCCAATAATAGATTATTGGATATGGGAGATATTGACCATACTTCTGAAGAATTTATCCAATATTTCCAAAAAGATTTTGTACCGTCATTAGACTTAACTAATGTACCAAACAAAAGACTAGCAATCAAACACATCAAAGAACTTTATCAAACAAAAGGTACAGAAGAGTCAGTTAAGTTCTTAATGAGAATACTTTTCGGACAAGATTCTGAACTTAGATATCCAATAAACGAAACAATATTTGTATCAGATTCAGAATATAAAGAACAACGAAGACTTGTTGTAGTGATGGACAAAGATACACTACCACAAGCAACAGATAAAATTACAAAATTTGATACAGACGGAAGAACTGTATTAGCACAATCAATTGTTGAGAATGTATATGTAGAAGATGTTGCATCATACACATATTCGATTCATATAAAAAACAATCATTACGGAACATTCTCAGATGGAGATGCCGTAACATTTTTAGATAGAGACGACAAAACAACATTCACTGGTACTATCAAAGGTATCATTGCAGGAACCAATTTAGACAATTCATCTGTTTATGTTAAACATGATGATGATGGTATTATTCTTTTAGAAGATGGCGCTGGTCTCACACTAGAAACTGCTTCAACAGGTTCAATGTATCTTTTAAATGATAAGATACATTTTAGTGGTGCTAAAGGCGATAATGATGTTATTAAATCAGAGTCAGTAGTTGATGGTCTCACTTATGGTCCTATTACACATGTTTATATTGAAGATGATGGACAAAATTATGATGCAGGTGATCTAATTGTATTTGAAGATAGTCTTAGATCAGGTGGTGCAGAAGCAGTAATCGGTTCTGTAGGCGATGAACTTCTTTTAGAAAACATAGTCGCATGGGGTCAATTTGAAGTTACTGCAAGTGTTGGTCAAACATTATTTAATGGTGTAGACGATAATGGCAATAGAATATTCTTTAACGACAATATAGTTAGAGTCTTTGTAGATGGCCTAGAAAAAACTAGAACAACAGATTTCACATTCCAAAACGATAGAATCACATTCTTAACTCCTTTGTCAGGCGGTGAGTTAGTTGAAATCTATACATCTTTCAATAGATTGATGTATGAAGATGGCACTCTAATAAACCAAGAAACAACAGTTGGTAATATCAGATCAATACAAATCAATGATGGTGGTTGGTATAATAGTGTACCAAGAGTATATCCTGGCGGTTACATTTACTTTGATAACATAACAGGTTTCCAAGAAGGCGAAGTTGTTACAGGAACAAATTCTTCCGCAACTGCAACTATTCTAAGACTTGAACCAAAGAAAAATAGAATCGTTGTTAAAAGAGAATCGACAGACACAGGTGTGTTTATTGACGGAGAACAAATTACAGGTGGTACTTCAAGTACACAAAAATTAAATAAGAACACAACTGTTTCATCAGGAACAGGCGCTAAGATATTTGCATATGGCGAAAACATTGGCGGTGTTCAATCTATCAATATACAAGATCAAGGTTACAACTTCAGTAGTGATGGTGTCTTATCATCATCATCTTTTGTACCAATGTTGATCAAAACACCAACTGCAAATTTAACAAGAGATATAGAACTTACAGGTGATATCTCAGGTGCAACTGCAAAAGTTGTATCTTATGATGCAGATAGACACATATTAACTGTTAAAGATTTAGATGGTTGGTTCTTAGATAACGAAACCGTTTCTTACAATAATATAGATGAATTTGATGTAATTAAATTTGATCCTTTCACTGGTCGTGGTACACGAGCTGGTGAAGGTATCATGCAAAAACAATTCTTAGATGTTAAATCTTTCCTTGATGAAGATGCATCTAATATACATGATGGTAGATATTATCAAACACATTCGTATGTCATCAAAGTTGGTGAATCTATCAACAAATGGAGAGGTGCATTAAAAGACCTAATTCACCCAGCAGGTCATATATTCTTCGGTGAAGTTGCAATCAAAAACGAAATAGATGCATCTATCGTAGAAACTAGATTCAGACCTACAATTATAATTGGTTTAGAAGTTGTACCTTATGTTGTAAATGCTTTCACAAACTCAATGAGAGAAGTTGAAATTTACACTAATGCAGATGAGATGAATACACCATTAGTTGTACTCAGAGATGCAGGTGGAGATCAATCATCAAATTCTCGAAACGAGAATGCTCATTTCAATGTAAACATACAACAATTACATTCATTATCATCTTCACAGGTAGGTCTACTTACAAATAATGGTATACCTACAGTTCTATCGTTAGATACTGCAGATAATAATTATCTAGTTAGAAGTACAGAGAGAAGACCTGCAATTGAAGGTAAAATATACACATCATATGATATTATAGATGAAGTATTGATATTAGAAGATGGTGGTCGAATAGAATTAGAAGAAGAACTGTGTGCAGTAAGAATGGAACCTTCAAAAGACGCAAGAGTCAAAGGTGATTTCGGTGATACATTCATATTAGAGTCAGGTGAGACACTTAGATTAGAAAGTGCAACAATAGATGAACCAGTTCACTATTTTACAACTGAAAGATCAATAGAACTCAAAGACAAATACTTCTTATACGAAGATGGAAACAGAATCATCTTCGAAGACGGTGATGCAATCTCAGATGAGGATGCAGGTAGTCACAGTTATACTTCTTTTGTCCCATTAGGGTCAACTTATAGAACAATAAATACAATATCAAATCAACAGACTTACAGCATCTCTTATTACTTAAAAGATGAAACAGATGAAGATGATTTCTTATTAGAAGATGGTACAGGTAATGTTCTAAGTGAAGAAACACGACCTGAAGGCATTAGAATTTATGACTTAGAACATTATCTACCAAAAATGTATGTTGCAGATTTACCTCTGCACGAAAGAAGACGAACAAATTTAACATTTAATGCTTACATAAAGTCGGCATAGTTATAAATAGTATATAAATAATCTGAGGAGATTAAAAAAATGGCAGCAATTATAACAGAAAAGTTTAGAGTACACAACGCTAAACAGTTTAAAGAGGATTTTGGTGAATCTGCATCATCATCTTATATTTTCATAGGAAGACCATGGGCATGGTCAGACGATAATAATCCACCTTCACCTGCAAACGGTATTGGAGAAGAAGTAGATGCATGGTCAGATATGATCGCAATGAAGAAGGTTTCTTCTTCAGATGTATCACACGGTTTAACAAGACATAACTGGACTTCAGGAACATCTTACGATGAGTATGCACACGATTACTCATCATCAAATCAAACACCTGCAACATCACAAAATAGTTTGTTTGATGGAAGATTTTATGTCATAACAGACGAGTATCATGTCTATAAGTGTATCAGAACAGGTAGAGATGCAAGTGGCGCTGTAGTTACTTCAGATGTAAAACCAACAGGTACAAGTTCAACAGCTATTGTTACAACCTCAGACTCAAACGCTGCTTCAGGTCGTGGTTATCAATGGAAATACATGTACACAATTTCTGCCTCAGACACAATTAAATTTGTAACTAACGACTTTATTCCTGTCAAAACTCTCGGTGCTCAAACAGAGATTGATGGTACAGGAACATCTGGTGAAATGGGTTCATCAGCAACAGATGATGGTTCATCACAATGGGATGTTGAAAATGACGCCGTTGACGGTGCAATCTATCATGTAAGAGTAGATGCAGGTGGATCAGGTTATAATGACGGAACATATACTTCAGTCGCAATTGACGGAGATGGTTCAAGTGGTGCATGTACAGTTGTAGTGTCATCTGGTGCAGTTTCTTATGTAACAGTGACAACAAATGGTTCTGGTTATAAGAGAGCATCTATAGACATAGACGGTATTACAGGCATTGGTTCAGGTTCAAACGCAAGTGTTACACCTATCATCTCACCAATTATTGGACATGGTGCAGATCCAGTACAAGAACTTGGTGGTAACTATGTAATCGTAAACTCAAGACTTGAGTTTGCAGAAGGTTCAGGAGACTTCCCAACAGACAACGATTTCCGAAGAATTGGTATTGTTCAAGATCCATTTACAGTAGGTACAACAACAGTTGCAACAGCAACAACATTGTCTGCTTACAAAAAAATGACACTATCTTCTGTGTCAGGTTTATCAGTTGATGATGTAATCTTAGATGCTTCATCTGATGGTGCTGGTGTTGCAGTAGGAAGAATTCTATCAATAACAGGAAATGTAGTTTCTTATATTCCAGTTGCAAACAGTGAAGGTGGTTATGCCGACTTCGCAGCTGCTGATACAGTTTATAAGGGTGGTTCATCAATTGGTACAGTATCTTCAGTTGACGCTAATTTCCCAGAAGTTGAAAAATATTCTGGTCAAATTATGTACATCGAAAATAGAGGCGCAGTATCAAGAGCTGCTGACCAGATTGAAGATATTAAGTTAATTATTGAAATGTAATTTAAGGGGATTTATCCCCTTTTAAAAAGAGAAGGAATATGCAGAAGACTGATTTAAATATCACTCCATACTATGATGATTTTAGTGAAGATAAAAACTTTCAAAAAGTTTTATATAGAGCTGGTAGACCTCTTCAAGCAAGAGAGTTAACACAAACCCAATCAATACTTCAAAATCAAATAGAGAGATTTGGTAATCACTTCTTCAAAGAAGGTTCTATCATTCAAGGTGCTCAGACAGATGTTAGTATGGATTACTACTATGTCAAAGTATCATCTGCAAACCCTAATTCAAATGGTGATGCGAATGTAGAAACATACAGAACATCATCACATTTATCTTTTATAAAAGGTAAAACTTCAGGCGTAGTTGCTCAAATATTTGCATCATCTGCTGAAACTTCAGATGATCCTCTTACACTTTATGTGAAATACTATTCACAAGGTACAGATTCATCAAACTCAACTGCTTTTACAGCAAATGAAGAACTTCAATTTGTAACATTAGATTCTGATGGTAATGCTACTGCAACTTCAAGTAATAATGAATTTACAGTTTTAGCGAGTACAGAAACACCAAATGGTCGTGCTTCAATTGCAAACATTTCAGAGGGTGTGGTATTCTTACGAGGTTTCTTCTGTAAAGTAGATGCACAACAATTAATCTTAGAAAAATATTCAGGCAGACCATCATATAGAGTTGGTTTGAAAATAACTGAAGAGATCATTACTTCAGCAAATGATAGTTCCCTTTTAGACAACGCAACAGGAACAAATAACGAAAACGCTGCTGGTGCAGACAGATTAAAACTATCATTAACTCTTTCAAAGTATCTTTTAACAGACACAGATGATGTTAACTTTGTAGAGTTTGTAAGAGTTAATAATGGCACTATCGAATTATCAATTCAAAATCCAATCTACAACGAAATAGAAAACACACTTGCACGAAGAACTTTTGATGCAAATGGTGACTTTGTTGTAAGACAGTTCACACACAATTTTAGAGAACATTTAGACGATACTACAAACAGAGGTTACTATACTTCTGCAAATGGTGGTGATGAAACAAAAGTAATCATGCAAGTATCGCCAGGTAAAGCATATGTAAAAGGTTACGAAATAGAAAAGATTGGTACAACACCTATTACATTAAACAAAGCAAGAACAACAGTTACATTAGACAACGCAAATACACCTATTAGATTAGGAAACTTTTTACGAGTAACTAATGCACATTCATTACCTGAATTTGGTAACGAATCAGGTACAGATGCACAAAGTCCATTTCAATATTGTAAATTATGGCCAAGTATAATCTCAAGTCCAGGTGCAGAAAACTCAGAAGATTATATCGGTTTTGCAAGAGTTAGAGATATCACTTTAAATCAAGGAACAGATACATCAAATGTTTATGATGATTCTTCTAAATGGGAATTATCAATGTTTGACATTAAGATGTTTACTAAGATATCTTATTCTGGTCATTCAGGAACAGCACAAGCTGGAGATAAGATTACAGGTTCGTCTTCAGGTGCAACAGGTATTTTAGTATACGATAATAATTCAAATGCCATATATTTGCACGATGTTGTAGGAAACTTTACAACTTCAGACGCTTTATCTTCAGAAGGTGTTGGTGATTTTTCAATCACTTCTGGTCAGAATACTGCAGTTAGAGACTACAACATAGATAGAGTTAGATCGATTACACAAGATCCAAAAGAAACAAGTAGAGAAACATTTACTGCTGATTTAGTAGTTGATGCAGAATTCTCACTTGCTGGTACTGTTACATTTACAAATGCAAGTGCAACTGTTACAGGTTTTGGTACAAGATTTGCCGCTCAACTTAGAGAAGGCGATAAGATTTATAATCCTGGTAACTCAGAATACTTAATAGTATCATCTGTAGCAAGTGACACATCACTTACTCTTACAGGTAATGCTGGCGGTGGTTATCAAGGTAAATCAACTAGATTTAGAACACAATTATACAACCAAGATCAAACTGCAAACATATTTGCTTGGCCGAGAGATTTTGTAAAATCACATACTGCAGAATCAGTAACTATCAGAAGACAACAAGTAATAACAGTTGATGGATCTGGTACATTTACATTAAACACAGGTTCAAACGGAACATTTGGTTCTATTAATACAGATAACTTCACTCTTGCTGTTATCGAACAGAAATCTTCAGGCACACCTGATTACAGTAATGGTGATTTATTAAACATAGAAGATTTCACAATATCAGGACCAACCTCTTCAGGTACAGGTCAAACTTTAACAGTTCAAGGTTTAACCAATGATGATGGTGCAATTATTAAAGCGACATTTACTGTCACTGTAACTGATCCTGTTAATAGATCAAAAACACTTAGACAAGGTAGACTACTCAAGGTTGGTAGTAGTAGAACTGCAGGTGGTTTTTATGGAACTGCATATAATGATTCTGAAATATCACTTGGTGTTTCAGATATTCATAGAATTCGTGCAATTTATATGGGTACGACACCATTACCACCTAGTGCAACACTAAACAGTATCAGTGGCACTTTCACTTTATATGAAACAGTTGTAGGACAAACTTCAGGTGCAAGAGCAACACTAATCGATTATAACGGTTCAAGTGCAACATCATATTGGTATTATACGAATGCAAATAAATTTGTAGACGGAGAGACAATTGTTGGTCAAACTTCATCAGCATTCTGTACAATAAGTGGTGTATCACAAGGTTCACAAAACATTGTAAGTCGTTACTTCTTTGATGATGGTCAAAGAGATGGTTTCTATGATTTAGGAAAATTAATTAGAAAACCAGGTAATCCTGCACCTAATGCCCCTATTTTAATCGTATTTGATTACTTCACATCAACAGGTAGTGGTGATTTCTACGATATCAATTCTTATGGTTCAGTAGACTATGACGATATTCCCGTATACTCACCAAACAAAGTTGATTTGGGTGGTTTAGAACCTGATGGTACATTTGAATTATCTGATTGTGTAGATTTCAGACCAAATGTAGGACAAGTTTTAGGTACTACAACATTCTCAACTGATACACCAGATGTATCTTCACCTGTTGACTTGAGTAATAGTACAAGTGGTTCAGTTTACTCACCATTCTCATATGTAAATGGTAGATCGTTCTTGTCATCAAGAACAGGCATCACAGCAACAGGTGCAAATGCAGTAGATACACCAGTCAATCAATCAAGTGTTATTGGTGATATAGATTTTTATGTAAGTAGAATAGATAAAGTATATCTACACAAATCTGGTAAATTCCAAATTGCAACTGGAGACCCAGCACTTACACCAACAAAACCAAAATCAGTTGACGATTGTATAGAACTATTTGAAGTAACAATTCCTGCTTATACAAAAAATTTAAATGACATTAAAGTAAGATCAAAAGATCATAGACGATTCACAATGTCAGACATTGGCAAGATTAATAATCGTGTCACAAACCTAGAAAGAATTACATCATTATCTCTTTTAGAAAAAGATGTACAAGGTAAACAAATTTTAGATGCTGATGGTTTTGATAGATTCAAATCAGGTTTCTTAGTAGACAACTTTAGAGGTCATAAAGTTGGCGATGTATTTCATCCAGATTACAATTGTAGTATTGATGGCAAGAAAGGTCATTTAAGACCAAAATCATTCCAACAGTTCTTTGATATTTCTTTAGATAGTTCTACATCAAGTAACTACGCAAAAACAGGCGATCTAATTACATTGCCTTATACTGCATATTCTTGGATAAATCAAAACAAGGCATCTAGATCAATCAATGTAAACCCATATAATGTTTATGCATTTGTTGGTAATGTTAAACTAACTCCTGCTACAGATATATGGCAAGACACTGAAAGATTACCAGATGTAAGAATCAATAGAGAAGGTACCTTTGACGCTATGAAAGCGAAAGGCGATATTGGTACAGTATGGAATGATTGGCAAACAACATGGATTGGTGAACCTACAGTTGTATCAACCGAAACAGTATCACAAGAAAATGGATATTGGGAAGGCGACCCAACACAAGGTGGTCAATGGGTTGCAGGTTCAGAAACAAGAAGAGAAATTACTGAAACGCCAGAGAATCAAACAAGAACTGGTATTGTAACTTCAGTAGTTGAAGACTTTGTAGAAACAAGAAACGATAGAGTAGTATCAGTTTCAATTATACCTTTCATGAGAGCAAGAACAATTGAAATTGATGCTAAAGGTTTAAAACCAAATACAAATCATTATTTCTTCTTTGATGGAATTAGAGTCGATGGATATGTAAGACCATACAGCACAACTTACTCACAAGACAGTGGAACAACTGTTTCATCAGGTGTGAAAACAGATGGTAACGGTAGACTTCGTGCATACTTTGAATTGCCGAATAGTACAACTCAAAGTTTCCCAACAGGTTCTAGAAAATTACAAATAACATCAAGTTACTATGATTTACCAGCACCTGCATCACACGGTAGTGCTATCTATCAGGCACAAGGTCTATTACAATCTAACCAAACAGAGATTACTTCTACACGAAATGGTAGAGTTATTTTTGAAACAATATCAGATTCAAGACAAATTATTAGAACGGGTGAACAATTAAACCAATATGCTTGGGATACAAATGCACCTCCAGTAGATAACATACCACCAGATGATGGCGGCGCACCTGACCCTATTGTTGAAGATGAAATTGATAATCCACCACTAGCAGATGATCCAGATCCTAGAGAGACAGGTCGAAGAAGACAAACTCCACCAATTAGAAGAAATGATAACAGAGAAATAGATGGCGGTTACATGGATCCCCTTGCACAATCATTTATGGTTGATGCAGCTACAGGTGTTATGTTAACATCTATTGATGTTTATTTTAGAACAAAATCAGATAGTTTACCTGTAACAGTTGAAATTAGAAACATGGTGAACGGTTATCCAGGTCAAATTATTCTACCGTTCTCTCAAACAACACTTACACCTTCTCAAGTCAATGTGACAGAAGATGGAGCAACTGCAACAACATTTACATTCGAATCACCTGTCTTCTTAGAAGAAGGTAAAGAATACTGTTTTGTAGTTCTGTCAAATTCAAATGATTATGAGGTATTCATTTCTAGAATGGGTGAAACCGATCTAGTAACTGGTCAGACAATTTCAGGTCAACCATATGCAGGTTCTTTATTTGTATCTCAGAATGCATCAACTTGGACTGCAGAACAAACAGACGATCTCAAATTTAATTTGAAGGCTGCTAAGTTTGATGTTTCAAAAACATCAAATATTGTTTTTGAAAATGATGCACTATCTTCAAGTAAGTTACAAGAAAACCCAATTCAAACATTTAGTGGTCAAACATATGTGAAAGTTTATAATTATTCACATGGCATGTACTCAACATCATCTAATGTTATATTAACACAAATAGAGGGTGATAAAGAAGGTGTGGTATTAAACATATCTCATTCTTCTTCAGGAACATTACCTGTTGCTGGCACATACTCTAGTCAGTCAACTACAGATACCGTTGGTTCTGGTACAGGTTGTACAGTAGAAGTTGTAATCAGTGGTACTGCTGGTAACGAAATTATCAACAGTGTAAAAATAGAAAATGGTGGTTCAGATTATACAACATCTTCTTCATTAGAAATTACAAACTTGGGTGGTGAGACTAATACGATCACTATAGATGTAGATACAGTTGGTGATACATTAGGTGGAATACCAGTTGATGCAATCAATGCTACATTTACTGCTATTGCAAATATTGGCATGGACTCATTTACAGTCACACCTGACCTCTCATCATATGACTTTGTATCAAGTTATTCTGCATCATCTTCAACAGTAGGTGGTGGTAGAGATGTTAGATCAACTAGAAACTATTACTTTGATGTCATTCACACTATGATACCTAATATATTATTTGCAGATACAAGAATATTCTCATCAATATATGGTACATATATGGATACACCAGAGGGAACAAACTTCGGTACAGTCTATAACAGACAATCAAGTTTAACAAAGATTACATTAAATGATAACTCATTCTTGGGAAGTCCTAGAATTGTTGCATCACCTATTAATGAAACTAATGAAATGTCTTCAGGCAAATCATTTAAAATTGATTTACAATTGAAATCATTCAACGCCAATGTTTCACCAATTATTGATGTTGCAACAATAGGCTGTTTAGGTATTATGAACAGACTAAACAACATAGATTCATCTAGTGATGTACCAACAGGTACAACTTATGTTGCATCAACTGAACCTGATGGTGATAACAATGCATTCGTTTACTGCACTAAGAAAGTAAACTTAAAAACACCTGCAACTGCTATTAGAATAACTGCAGATGTTTTCAGACCATCAGGAAATGAAATTAAGTTGTTATACAAAATATTAAAGAATGATGATAACACACCTTGGGATGATATTGGTTGGAATTATTTCAACTCAGATGGTTCTGCAGATACTTCAATACCTGCAGATGGTAAAAACTTTAAAGAATATGAATTTACTGCAGAAGACTTGGCAGAGTTCAGTGCATTTGCAGTTAAGATAGTAGGGCAAGGAAACAATACAAGTAGAGTACCAGTGATATCTGCTTTAAGATGTATTGCACTTGCAACATAATATGGATGATTATGCAAAAGTTGAAGGACATTCATCTCTAATTAGAGATAATAAATCAACTGCTGTTATCAATACAGATATAGAAGCATATTATCTGGCAAGAAAAAGAAAAGAGATGTTTAAGTCTCAAAGAAATGAAATAAATACACTAAAGGAAGAAGTTAACAATATCAAAAACATTCTTCTGCAACTAGTAGAGAAAATAAATGGCTAAGACAGTAGACAATTTTAGTACTATAGAAAACTTTAGAACGAGGTATAATGAACTCGCCACCGATGTTGGTGATATTGCAGGTCTTAGAAGTTCAATTGGTGGTGCAACACTTGTAGATGCACTCAACACTTTAGAAGATAAATCATTTTTCTTTCAAGAATTTATTTTCAATGCAACTGCATCTCAAACCACATTTAGTGGTAATGATGAATTTGACAATGAACTAAGATTCAAAAGAAATAGAATTCAAGTTTTCAAAAACGGTAATCATCTATTAGAAGATGATGATTACATTATCGGAGGCCCATCAGGAAGTTTCCACACTTCTATTATTCTAAACTCAGGTGCATCTCTAAATGATAAAATTGTCATCTATGCATATACTGGTTCCTTTGAAGGAACAGCTGCATCTTCTAATATTGTAGGATATTTTTCAGAGTCAACACTAAACACTATTTACAATACTAACGATAATGGTATTATTCTAAATGGTGATAACTCTACACCTACAACACAACTACAATCAGGTTATACAATTCAACTTGCAGGTAAGTCATATGCAGAAGATGATATTACGCTTGCAAGTGGTAAGACATTAAATGCACCTATTATTACAGATGGTACTGCACAAATCACAGGTGGAGTCGGAACTTCATTCTCAAGTATTACTTCAACAAATTTTGTAGGTAATCTAACAGGTAATATTACCTCAACAGGAACATCAACATTTTCAAATATAGATGTCAACGGTGGTGCAATAGACGGTGCTGTTATTGGTGCAAACTCAGCAGCTGCAATCACTGGTACAACAATTACCGCAAGTACTAACTTCTCAGGAAATCTAACAGGTAATGTCACTGGTAATGTGACAGGAACAGTTTCAAGTTTATCTAACCACGATACAGATGATGTAGCAGAAGGATCAACTAACCAATACTTCACAAACGCAAGAGCAGACGCTAGAATCGCAGCTGCTAGTATAGAAGATTTGTCAGATGTACACACATTAGGAACACCAACTGCTGGTCAGATACTTGCATGGAATGCTTCAAATAATAGATTTGAAATAGCAGACAATGCAACAGTTTCAGGAAGTATTACAGAAACAACAAATAAATACTTTACAGATGCCAGAGTAAATGATGTAATATCTGCTGGTTCAGGTCTTGCTAAATCTTATAATGCAGGCACTAGTGATCCTTTAGATGGTGTCGCAACATTATCTGTAAATACATCAAACGGTATCAAAATAGACGGTGATGATGTAGAGTTAGATTACGAAACAACTAGTACTACACCTACAAGTGTAGGATCAACAGCTACAGGTCATCTGTGGTTTGTGATATAATGAAAAATGGTGAATAATGGCAGACGAAATTTATATAAACACAGGAAGTACATTTCAACAACCGTATAACGCTAGAACACCTGCAAACGCCCAACAACCTTATATTGCTAATGCACAGCAACCTTATCCATACATTGCGAATGCACAACAACCTTATATAGCAAACGCACAGCAACCGTATCCATATATTGCGAATGCACAACAGCCATACATTGCTAATGCACAGCAACCATATCCTTATATTGCCAATGCACAACAACCTTATATAGCAAATGCACGGCAACCATATCCTTATATTGCCAATGCACAACAACCATATATAGCAAATGCAAGAAACCCATTTACATATGCTAGACAGGCACAGACACCATATCCTTACATAGTAAACGCTAGATCACCGTTTACTTATCAGGTGCCATTTATAACTCAGCAACCATACACTTTTAATGCTAGAACGCCGTTTACTTATCAGGCACAAGGTCGTGTACCTGCAAGTGCCCAACAACCATATACCTTTAGTGCCAGAAGACCTGCAGTAGGTAGAATACCTTACATATATGCAGGTGATACAAGTTATATTGGTTCGAGTGGTTTAATTATAGATGATTGGGCTGAAACTAGTTCTGGTGGTGTTACCTCAGTTGCTGGTGTAATAATTTATGCTTACTACAGTAGTGCTAGTGAAATTCAACTAAAAGCACACATTTACTCTGCTGAGGATACTAGTTGGTACAACACTTCAAATGTGCTTCAGGATCCCACTGCAGGAAAAGATTTACCACCAAACAATTTATTATACAAAATAGAAGATGTTGAAAGTGGTTATACTGTTAGATACTCTATAACTGGTGGTACAACTACAACAGGAGATGATTATGCTACGGTGACTGGTTATAGTAGTTCTCCTGCAAATGCTAGTATGAGCCCGATTGTAGGTTCAATTTCAACAACTACTATACGAGGTGTCTTATTTAGGCATGTTGTAACTGTTAGTGACGGTGAATCTGCAAGTGGTGATACTTTGTTTGATAATGTTTCATTTATATTTGAAAAATCTGGTTCAACAACCTTTACAAAAACCTTTGATATCTTCTGTAATGCAAGTGCAGATTCTTATGGAGGGCAATAATAATGGCAGTAACATTTACTATTGATAATGTAGAATTGATAAGTACAACACATACTACAAGAAATGAAGAAGATGTTGTAATAAACACTTTTGAAAAGAATAAAACCTTTGCAACAGTAACCTTTACAGATGGTACTAATTCTGTCACTAGACAATATAGTGTGAGAAACACAGAATATGCAAATTCTGATAATTTTAATAGTAGATTACAAAATGTCGCAAACTTTTTAGAAACAGAGGTATGGAGTAGTTAAAGATGCCTGTAGGTCAACAACCATATATCTATCAACAACCTTACATTGCTTCAGGTAGCACTCCTATTATCGTTCAACAACCATATCCTTATATTGCAGAAGCTAGACAACCCTATATTGCTCAAGGTAGAACACCGACACCTGCTAGATATCCAGCTGATGCTCAACAACCTTTTACTTTTCAGGCACAAGGTCAGACACCTTATCCGTATATTGCAGCTGCACAGCAACCATTTACCTATCAGGCTAGATCACCGTTTACATATGCTAGACAAGGTCAAACACCGTTCACATATCAGAACAGGCAACCGTTCACATATGCAACACAAGGCAGAACGCCATTTACCTATCAGAACAGAACTCCGTTCACATATGAAACACAAGGTAGAACACCATTTACCTATTCGAATAGAACGCCGTTTACTTATGCTAGACAAGGTCAAACACCGTTCACATATCAGAACAGGCAACCGTTCACATATCAAAATCCTTACATTGCAACAAGACCTATAGGTCCACTTGCAAAAGTTAAAGGCGTGTATGTAAACCAAGGTGGGTCTGTAGTACAAGTTGATGAAATCTATGTAAACAATTCTGGTACATTAGAAAAAATTCATCAACATCCATCTCAACCGTTTGACACCTAAAATTGCATAAATAGTTATATGGCTATCATTGCAAACCTATACATAGATCAAGGAACAGACTTCAGTATAACAGTTGATGTAACTGATAGTGCAGGTGATATTTTAGAACTAAGTGATTACACAGCAGCTGCACAAATTAGAAAAACTTATAGTTCATCATCTGTCAGTGCGACCTTTGCTACTTCAATTGCAGAGTTAGCAGGTCAAGTAACTATTTCTTTGACTGATACACAAACAGCTGCACTTGAAGCAGGTAGATATGTGTACGATCTAAATATAACAAGTTCTGCAGGTTTAGTCACAAGAGTGATTGAAGGACAGGCAATCGTAACGCCTGGCGTAACAAGGTAATAATATGTCAAATATCAAAGCAAGAGTTTTACAAACAAACACAATTCGTGCAAAGCAAGTAGCGATTGGTAACTCATCAACCAATGTAAACTTGTCTGCAAAATCTATCAATGAACTTGCAGATGTTAATGTTACTGAAACAGATGATGGACTTCTTTCTTATGATGCAGCTACCGACAAGTGGGTTACAAAAACCAATATAGACGGCGGAACATTTTAGTTTTATAAATACTCATAACAATCAAGGTGTCATTCAGTGAGACACGACCCACATAGTGAGTGGACTGATATATAATGTATTCTTCTAGGGATAGTGAACTAGAAATAAGCTTATTAAAAAATAAATTCATTTTTTAGGAGAAAAAAATGGCAACAGTTATTCAAATTAAAAGATCAACTGGCGTAACCGCTCCTACGACTTCAGACTTATCTGAAGGCGAATTAGCGTATGTTCAGGATAGATCAAACTCTGGTGCTGGTGCGAAACTTTATATTGAGTCAGTAGATTCTGATAACAGTACTCCTCTTATTCACGCAATTGGTGGTAAGTACTTTACAGACATGCTTGCTGGTACTTCAGCTACTCCTGCAAACTTCAAAGTATCTAACGGTTCAACCTCAGGTGGTTCTGTTCAGTTCTTAGAAGATTCAGACAATGGTACAAACTTTGTAGCATTGAAAGCTGCAGATTCAATCGCATCTTCACTAACTTTTGTATTGCCTTCTTCAGACGGTAGTGCAAACCAAGTATTAGCAACGGACGGTTCAGGTAACCTTTCGTTCTTATCAACAACTTCAACTCTTGCTGGTGCAACAGACACAGATATCTCATCACCTACTTCAGGACAAATTATTGTTCATGATGGTGTTGATAGTTTTGATAATGTTAGCATCTCAGGAGACGCTACATTAGCTTCAGATGGTACATTGACTATCGCTGCTAACGCTGTTCAAGTAGGAAACATTGACTTCTTAGTTGACGAAGACAACATGGCTTCAGACTCAGATGTTAAAGTTCCAACTCAGCAATCAGTTAAAGCTTATGTTGATGCACAAGTAACAGCTCAAGACTTAGATGTTTCAGACGGAACTACAGCAATTGATATTGACTTAGATTCTGAAACTCTTTCAATCTTAGGTGGTACTGGTGTAACATCAACTGCTTCAGGTACAAGTGTCACACTTGCTATCGGTCAGTCAGTTGGTACAACTGATAATGTTCAGTTCAACAATGTTCAAGTTGACGGAACTCTTACTTCAGATGACTTAACATCAGCAAACATTACTGCTACAGGTAACTTGACTGTTTCAGGTAACTTGACTGTTAATGGTACAACAACTACTGTAAACTCAACAACTACTTCAGTTGCTGATCCAGTATTTGAAATCGGTGATGATTCCTCAGACGATAACCTAGATCGTGGTATCAAATTCCTATGGAATGATGGTTCTGCTAAAGTAGGTTTCTTTGGTATGGATGATTCTGATTCTAAATTCAAATTTATTGCAAACGCAACAGATACCTCTTCAGTATTCTCAGGTTCACTTGGAAATGCTGCTTTCGGTGGTTTAGAAGCAACAGGACTTGCACTTTCAGGTTCTATTACTTCAGTTGACGGTTCTGCTCCTACTGCTGGACAATTACTCATTGGTAACGGTTCAAACGGAGATATGGAACTTGCAACTATTACTGCTGGTGAAGGTATTGATATCACAAATGCTGACGGTGCAATTACAATAGATGCAGAAGTTGCTACATCATCAAATCTTGGTGTTGCATCATTCGGTGGAAGTTACTTTACAGTAACAGCTGGTGATGTTGCAATCAACGATGCTACAACATCTGCAAAAGGTATTGCTTCTTTCTCAAGTGATAACTTTACAGTAACCTCAGGTGCTGTAACTGTTACTGCTATAGATGGTGGTACATTCTAATAAAAGTCATCAACTATAGGAGAATATAAATGGCAACATTAATACAGTTCAAAAGAAGTTCTACTCAAGGGGCTGCACCAAGCACTGGTGACTTGTCTCTTGGAGAATTAGCTGTCAATACTTATCACGGTAGATTTTATACCGAGAAAAATGATGGTACAGCTGCTGTTGTGGAAGTAGGATCTAATCCTTCTACACTTACTGTAAATGATGCATTTTCGTTCCCTACAAGTGATGGTTCCGCAAACCAAATACTTAAAACAGATGGTTCAGGAACTCTTAGTTGGGCTGACCAACCATCTTCTGGCGTAACAAATTTCACTTACACCATTTCATCTACAACAACCTCAATTACAGGTTCAGATGATAATTCACAAACACTTTCCTATACCGCAGGTACAGAACAAGTGTATATCAATGGTGTGAAATTAGTCGGAGGTGGTGCAGACTATACTGCTACCAGTTCATCTACAATCACTTTGACAGAGAATGCTCTGAGCGGTGATGTAGTCGAAGTTGTTGCAATTACAGAAGCGGCAAACTTAGTACAAGGTTTCTTTACTACAGTTACCACTTCTACAACAACTTCTGATCAGGTACTATCATCAAACGCAGTTGCAAATAAAGCAATTAAGTATGTTATCAATGCTACACATTCTAGTGCTGGTACACATGCTGCTGAAGTCTTATTGATCAATGATGGTTCAAGTGCATACTTCGTACAATATGGCGATGTATACTCTAGTGCTTCATTGTTCACTTTGAGTTCAGATGTAAATTCAGGAAATATGAGATTACTTGTAACTCCTGCCAATACTAATACAACATTTGATACATTTCAAATAAGATTAACATAGGGGTAAAAAATGGCTAAAACAAACGCATTTAAAGTTGCTGAGTTGATTAGAGTGTTTTCTTATGATACATCTAATGATGTCATTACTACTTCTAAAGAGTTGGATACTAAGCATAGAACATCTACAGCTGCAACATATACTTCTACCACAGAAGTCGCTCTTGATACATTTGCTCATGCAGATTTCAGAGCTGCAAGATATGTTATTGCAATGTCAGAAGGTGCTAACTATCATTCAACTGAAATAGTATTAGTACATGACGGAAGTACAGTAACCATGACTCAATATGGTACATTGAAAAATAACAGTGTCGCATCATTTGACGCTGATATCAGTGGATCAGACTTGAGATTACTGATTACACCTGCTTCAGCAAACAGTACAACAGTTAAGTTTCACAGAACTCTAGTCGGTTCTTAGAACTTTTTTACAAAAAACGAAAGGGGGACTTTATGTCCCCCTTTTTTTACATTCTAAATGTTATAAATAGTTATATTATTTCGGAATAACACAATATGGCAACTCAAAAAAAATTCATTGCAGACCTAGGATTTGAAACTCCAAGTGATTTGACTGTAAATGGTAATGCAACCATTGATGGAAATGCAACTGTAACAGGAAATCTTACTGTTAACGGAACATCAACCACAGTTAACTCAACCACTACATCTGTAACAGACTCAATGATTGAGCTTGCGAATGCGAATACAGGTTCAGATACACTTGATATTGGTATATACGGAAACTATGATGATGGTTTATCAGATGGTGGTGCAAGTGAATACACAGGTTTATTCAGAGATGCTTCAGACTCAACTTGGAAACTCTTTGATGGTTTAGAAGAAGAACCTACCACAACAGTCAATACAGCAGGAACAGGTTACGCAAAAGCAGCCTTAGAAGTTGGCGATCTATCTTGTACTACACTTACTGCAACTAACAGTCTTACAGGTGCAAGTATTACCTACCCAACCTCAGACGGCACTGCTGGACAGTTTTTACAAACTGATGGAAGTGGAACATTATCATTTACTTCTGTTACAAGTTATTCTGATTCAGATGTAGAATCATACTTAGATGGTGGAACATCAACCCCTATTTTAGCAAATGCAACATTTGGTGGAATGAAACTTTTAAACCAAGCGGGCGGTGGTTCTATAGGATTAAATAGAGACCCTGCTGATGGCAATTATGTTGGTTCTGCAAGTTTACAAAGATTCCAAATCAACGGCCCACAAAGTGGTTCAGACTTTTTAGATTTTCAATCTTATAACAGCAGTGGAACATATACAGGAAGTTTTTATCTAAATGCTGGCAAGCTTGGTATAGGCACAAACGCTCCTGACGATTTGCTTCATGTCTATGCAGGAAATTCAGGAGCTACACCACATAGTCTCTCAGCAATGAATATTGAAAGTAGTTCAGATGTTGCAATGAATTTCCTAACTCCAAATACATCTCAAGCACAAATAAGATTTGCAGACCCACAAGACGATGGAAAAGGCATTATTGGTTATAATCACAATGGTGATTACATGTTTTTTGCAACCAATGGGCCTGAGAAAATGAGACTAAATTCTGACGGAAATCTCGGCGTTGGTATATCTACCATAGAACAACTCGGTTCAGATAGTGTATACCCAAGAATACAATCATATAGTTCCGATACATCAGGACATTTCTGTGGATTGATGATTGGTCGTCCTAATTCACCAGGACTTGAATCATCAATGGCATTTACTGTTGGCGGAATTATGGTTGGAAAGATACAACATGACTATGTTGCAGAAAATCATAACGATATGTCATTTCACCTTAGAGGTTCTTCAGGAGGTGGAGATATAGAGGTAATGAGACTGTGGGCTGGTTCAGGTAATGATACAGCTTTATTGGTAGGTAGAACAACAAGGTCTTGGGCTAATGCAGCTTTAGAAGTAGAAAGTAATGCAAGAATAGGAAACATATACCTAACTGGTAGTGGTTCAGACAGCACAATATCAGCAGGTAATGCAAGCTATAAATTTAGCACAGCAACTGTAAATTGTGGTGCAACTGATTTAGATTTTGATGTAAATGTTGTAGTAACTGGTGTAGGAATCGCAAATAGATTTAAAGTTGATTCCCCAACTGGTGATACATATACAAATGATGGAACAATATCCTCATTATCAGATATAAGAGTTAAAACAGATATAAATGATTTGACAGATGGTCTTGAAATAGTAAAACAATTAAGGCCAGTTACTTTTAAATATAACGATAATTCAACAGATGATGATGGAAATGGTATGTTGGCAGCTGCAGACGATAAAATTCGTTATGGATTTATTGCACAAGAGGTAGAAGAAGTTGCTCCTCATTATGTAGAAACATCAACAAGAAAAATAAACAATGAAGAAGTTAATGATTTTAAATCTTTATCAACAACAAGAATGATACCTATGTTATTTAAAGCCATCCAAGAACAACAAACCATCATTGAAGACCTCAAAGCAAGAATAGAAACATTAGAGAACGCAAATTCGTAAAAAACTTCCCTAAAACATATCGTTTGAAGAGTAAGACTTACTAAATACATGTGTATATACCCAAAAACATTTTTTAGGACACACTAAACATGGCAACACAAAACAAATTTGTTATCGAATACGGACTTAGTGTAGGTTCTACAGAAGTAATCACATCTTCAGGTAAAATCGTTGCAGCTGCAATCTCAGACTTAGACACAGACGATCTTTCAGAAGGTTCTACAAATGTTTACTTCTCGACCTCCAGAGTCGATACTCATCTAGCAGACGGAACTGCATCAAAAACATTAAACAATGTTCAGATTGATGGAGGCACACTATAATGGCAGGCGAAAAGAATTTCGTAGTTAAGAATGGTATTTCAATCGGTTCAACCGAAGTCATATCATCTTCAGGTAAAATTGCAGCTGCAGCTTTATCATCAAATACAGATTTCACAGAACAGGTACAAGATATTGTCGGTGCTTTTATCACAGGAACAGGTTCAACAACAGTAACCTACAACGATGCTGGTGATGCACTTACAATCTCATCAACAGGTAAAACCGAAGAAGAAATCCAAGATATCGTTGGTGCTCAGTTAGTAACTAACGGTTCACATACAAATATCACTGCATCTTATGATGATGCTGGTGATGGTGCTATTGATCTTTCTATTTCAGACGCAACTATTCAATCTAAGATTACTGCTGGAACTGGTGTGTCGGTTTCAAGTGGTCAAGTTAGTATCGGTCAGGCAGTAGGAACTTCAGATTCGCCCACATTTGCAGGTATGACACTTACAGGTGCATCAACAGTTTCAGGACATATTCTTCCTAGTGCTGATGTTACCTACGACTTAGGTTCAGCATCGTATCAATGGCGAGATGTCTATGTTGGTCCAGGATCTTTGTATGTTAACGGACAAAAGGTATTAGAAGATAACTCAGGAACAATTGTTGTTTCTGCTGATTCAGATCAGAATCTTCAGATAAAAACTGCTGGTAGTGGTGACATTGAGTTTAATCCATCAGGCACAGGTATTATTCAAGCAAAAGGTACACTTCAAATGCTTGATGGTGAGTTAATCACTAACAGTGCTGGTAACAATGTTGCATTCGGAAACAATATCAGTGTAGATCAGATCGCTTCAAGAAGTGCAGACACTAACTTAGTATTGAGTGGTAATGGAACAGGTAATGTTACACTTAATGATTCAGTTGTAATCACAGGTGACCTTACAGTTTCAGGAACTACAACTACTGTTAACTCAGAGACAATCAACCTTGCAGATAACATTCTAAACCTAAACTCTGATTTCACTTCAGGTGTACCAACACAGGATGCAGGTTTAAGTATCTCAAGAGGTGGTTCAGCAGCAAAAACATTCTTATGGGATGAGACTAACGATAGATGGACAGTCGGTTCAGAATCTATGGTCGCAGGAACATTCATTGGTAACCTAACTGGTGCAGTCACAGGTAATGCATCTACTGCTTCTGCTCTTTCAAGTGCAGTAACAGTTTCACTTTCAGGTGATGCTTCAGGTAGTGCAACATTTACAAGTGCAGGAGATACTGCTTCAATATCGGTTACAGTTGCAGATGATTCACACAATCATATTATCGGAAATGTAGATGGACTACAAGCAGCTTTAGATGCAAAATATGGTAGTGGTTCTAATGCAACACTAGGTACAATAACAACAAGTAACGCAAGTAATTCAGGCGGATATGTAAGAAATATTTACCAATCAACATCAACTCCAGGTTCTGGTGATGGTGCAGTTGGTGATTTGTGGATATATTATTCTTAATACTAAATAAGAATAATTAGTGAGGATAAATGGTAACAGGTAATCAAAAGGTTAAGACCCCTACTGGTTGGAATTCCACGCAAGGTGCATGGGTTAAAACAGGTGCTACTACTTGGAAAGCAGTAGAACAAATCTATGTAAAAACGCCTACTGGTTGGAACAACGCTTCAGGTCAAGCATTAACACAACAACCATATCCTTATATAGCGAATGCTCAACAACCTTATATTGCTAATGCACAGCAACCTTATCCATATATAGCAAACGCCCAGCAACCTTATATCGCTAACGCTCAACAGCCTTATCCCTATATAGCGAATGCTCAGACACCCTATATCGCTAACGCTCAACAGCCTTATCCGTATATAGCAAACAGTCAGACACCATTCACATATCAAGCGAGGTCACCGTTTACATATAGTAATAGATATCCTGCAAATGCTCAGCAACCTTACATTGCAAACAGTCAGACTCCATTTACATATAATAATAGATCGCCGTTTACATATAGTGCAAGATATCCTGCTAACGCTCAACAACCTTATATTGCAAACGCAAGACAACCGTTTACATATAATAATAGATCACCGTTTACATATAATGCAAGATATCCTGCTAACGCACAGCAACCGTACATAGCTAATGCTAGACAACCTGGCACATATCAGGTTCCTTTCAGTTATCGTGTTCCATACATCGCTAACGCTAGACAACCTGGCACATATCAAGTACCGTTTTCTTATCGAGTGCCTTATATTGCGAATGCTCAACAACCATTTACATATAGTTTTAGATTTCCATTCCTTTATCAATCAGCATTCCAGAAATTTGGATTTCAGGGTTGTTTCTTATGTTGTGTACATGATACTATGTTGGTGGCAACTGAGGAAGATATGAAAAGTATTTACGATTTAAATATAGGTGATAAAGTCATTTCACATAATTTTGAAACTGGACAAGATGAAGTAGTAGAAATAACCGATATCGTAATTGTTGATAGAGATGTAGATTACAAAGTCAACGATCTGATTATGACAGAAGACCATCCAGTTTACTTAGAGGGTGGCAGAAAAGCTTCAGTAAATCCTGATGCAACACTTTTAAACTACAAGCAAGAAGTTGATCAGTTAGTTGTTGGTGATAAAATGATGAAACTTGATGGTTCATTAGAAGAAATTACTTCTATAGAACATTATGAGGGAAATCATAAAAACTTTGCAGTTCAAACCAAGTATAATAATTTCTACGCAAATGGACATTTGGTAGATTCAGTCATTGATAGAGGTAATAACTAATGCCAATAGCTGAAGGACAACAACCAACGATTGGAAATGCTAGGAGCCCTTTCACCTATGAGGCGAGGTATCCAGCGATTGCTTACTATCCTGCTAACTATCAGAATCCGTTTACTTACGATGCTAGATATCCAGCGATTGCTTTCTATCCTGCTAACTATCAGAATCCGTTTACTTACAATGCTAGGTCGCCGTTTACTTATCGTGTGCCTTATATAGCAAATGCTCAACAACCATATATAGCTAACGGACAAAACCCATTTACTTATAACGCTAGATCACCGTTTACTTATCGAGTGCCTTATATTGCGAATGCTCAACAACCATACATAGCAAACGCTAGACAGCCTGGCACATATAATGCTAGATCACCTTTTACCTATCAGGTTCCATACATTGCGAATGCTCAACAACCATACATAGCAAACGCTAGACAACCTGCAACATATCAAGCGCAAGGTAGAACTCCGTTCACATATCAGAACAGACAACCTTCTACATATGAAACACAAGGTAGAACTCCGTTCACATATCAGAACAGATCACCGTTCACTTATGCTACACAAGGTAGAACTCCGTTCACATATCAGAACAGAACTCCGTTCACTTATGCTACACAAGGTAGAACACCAGTTGCTCGTTGGGATGGTGTGTTGACACAGCAGTGGCCTGCAACACCTGTATCTTCTTAGTGATATAAATATTATTATTAATCAATAATTTATTATGAAAAATGACAGAGAAAAAAATACCTACTTGGAAAAGAAATCTAATTAGAATTACTTCTGTAGAAGAAGCAGAACAAATCAAACCATTAGATTATTCAAATAATTCCATTTTTAAATTACGAATGGATTTACCCACCTATCATTTGGGAACTCTATGTATCAATCGTTATTCAGATTATAACGAAACTTACAAAATACTGAAGTATCTTTTTGAAAACAAAATCTTACCACCTTTGAAAATTTTTAAATGGGGTGATGTAATTGCTGATCGAAAAGAAAAAAGATTGGCTTCTTTTAATGGTTTGAATTATCACTCAATGGTCTATAACAGATTTCTACCTCATGGTTGGACATCTAAACCAGACCCAAAATATATTGGTGGTATGAATTTCCAATCAATTGATGGTGACGATAAGACCATACATGATTATTGTATGGAAAAAGACGATCCGTACTACAACGATCAGGGCTGGTTAACTTCTTTAAATGCTTCTTACTATCATTCTGCTAAAGCACACTGGTTAGTTCATAGTATTCAAAAGGAAGGACTATGGGCGCCTGTTCAAGGATTGACATCAGGTACAAAAGAACGATACAGTATTTTCGCACATCCAGGTTCTATCAGATCAGCTATTGTAGAAGAGATGCAAGATCCAGATTTAGTATGGCATGTTTGGGATTGTGTTGGTGTTATACCAACTGAACCAAAAACAGTTGATGAGTTTCTTCAGTTTTGGAAAGAAGTTTTAAATAAAAAAAATGTAAAACAAGATGAAATGTCTTTTATAATACAGGCAGGAGCAATTGAAGTACAAACAGATTTAGCAAGTTTAGAGTTTAGAAATGAAATATATGATTTCAATAAAAAGGTTTCAAAACTTGCAAAGAAAAAACCATTAAACATTTACATTGGTTATGATTCAACACACAATGATATAGAAAAGATTTCAAAATATTCTATAGAAGAATCTATTAAGAGAAATTTTTCAGGCGGCAATGATGGTAAGTATACACAATTTGTTCCTGAAATAAAAATGCTTGACATTTCTAAGATTCCAGAATATACTAGACCTTATGCAAATCAAAATACAGAGTTTACTTATAGTAGATTTTTAATTCCGTATTTAGAAAATTATGAAGGATTTAGCATCTTTGTAGATGATGATTTCATCTTTAATAAAACTATATTGTCATTGTTATATTACTTACATCCAGATGATGCAGTTGCATGTATTCAATATCCACAATACAAACATGATAACACTAAATTTGTTGGTGCAGTTAACATAGATTATCCAAGAAAACTATGGTCTAGTATGATGGTCTTTAATAATGGACATGAAGACTGCAAAAAACTAACACCTGAAACAATAAATACTTGGACAGGAAAACAGTTACATCAATTTGAATGGACTGAAAAGATCAGTAAGATACCTGAAAAATATATCTTTACTGAAGGTTATGATGATCCTGAAACTAAGTGGGATGTTTCAGGTTATCATTATACAAGAGGTGGTCCTTGGATTGACGATATGGACTGTTCAAAAATTTCTAGGTTAGAAGTTTATGAAAAATTTAAAACGCTTTATGAAAGTGAGAGGTAAAATAAAATGAATATGAATACAGTGAATGCACTTGTGTATTGTGAAAACTCAAATCTCTATATTAGAAAACCTAATGGTTTAGAATATCAATTTGATAATGTTGATGCTCCTGCATTGGGTTTTGACTTTGATGTTTTAATCTACGAAGATGGATTAGAAACAAAGATATTAAAATGGAACGATGGTAAACCATTGCAGGAACAAGAACAATTTCCTTTATCAGACAATGAAAAGGACATGATTGAAACTTATATTGCAAATTCAGAACCGCCTGAAGGTGTCACTTTACAAAGACAATATGTTGAAAGATTAGAAAAAATTGCCGATGAATATGTCGACAGGTATATGTATCAACATAATTTTCGTGATTTAAACAAAGTTGTAGCAATTGGTAGAGAAGGATCAAATCATCCAAATAGATCAGATGCTAGAAGAGTATTGGAGTATTTTGATGCAGTTTCAACTGTATTCATACAGGTTGTAGATCAAATCTATTCTTGTAGAGAAGATATGTTAAAAGAATTCAGAGAATATGAAGTTCTTCTTCCTACTATTGTTAATCAATATGAATAAAGAACTAGATGTAGTTCTAATAGATAAACCATTTGATATAAAAGAACTACCCCTAAAATCAGTTTATGTTTTAGATGATTGGTTGTGTGATTCATTACACCATTATTTTGATAATTGGGTAACAAAAAACCAAATATGGGCAAAAACAAATCAAGTAGATTCACATAGTAAAACTGGTTTACCACATCATAGTTTTTGGGGTACATCCTTCTTAAGAGACGATTTTCAATCAGAGCCTGGTATTGGGAAAGAAAATACCTTTTTTGTTAAATACATAATAAGAAGATTACAAACAGAGTTTAGTTTTAAATGGACCAGATTTCAGTATGCTGGCATGAATTCCCAAACAGTAGGTTTACACGGCACAACACATTCGGATTGTCAAGATGAAGATGATTGGAATCTATCATTTCTATACTATACAAATAGATATTGGAACCCTAAATGGGGTGGTAAATTAAGATTGTATGATAAAGTTGTTCAGTCGCCTGAACATGATGATATGATGCAAGGTGTACACGGCAGAACAGAACACATTAAAAACTATCAAATTGCAGAAGTGGATTTCAAACCTAATAGGCTTGTAATGTTTGATGGTAGAATACCTCACGGAGCTGATGCTCCAAATGAAAGCGCTAAATACATGGATAGAAGATCGCTAGTGATAAGAGGCGATGAAGTTAGACTAATTAAAGATAAAAAAGAGTTTTATAATGCCAACGATAGAGTTCACTTGTTATAATTCTGATACAGTAAAGTATTTTAAACCTGTACTTGCTAAAACTGTTTTACCAGATTGGTGGAAAACCATGAAGATACAGGAAATGACAAGATTTACAAAACAACATACAATACGATCCTGCCCAGCGATGGACGATTGGGTGAAATCTGGTTGGTATCTAGTTGCAAATAAAGATATAAGAGTCATTTGCGGAAAAGATAGAGATGGACAAGATACAGATAGTGAAAGTTATTCAACTGAAGATACGGAAGGAACTGGTTATTCATCGCCTCCACATCCAAGAGAACAATTTGGCAATGTATTCAATTTCTTAGGAAAAAATAGAGCACCTATTAGAGATGCTTTTAAGATGAAGAATCCTTGGAATGTAATCACACCAAAGGGATATTCTTGTTTTTATATAGATCCATTTTTACATCAAAACGAATTCTTTGCAACTTGGCCTGGCATTATAGATACAGACAAGTTTAATAAAAATATGGACAATGCACAAATCATTTTTTATCCTAAGGTAGATCATTCATTCACGATTTTAAAAGGCACGCCATTATGTCAGATCATTCCTTTTAAGAGAGAGGAATGGGTTGCAAGTTATCAATTTAGAGATGTAAATGATTACATTAAAAATTTATCTCATATAACTTCGGAACAAAAAAATATGGATGAAAGACCTATGATAGAACACAAAAGAATGGCGCCAGATACAAATATTTTTAAAGCAGGACCTTATCGTAAACATGGATATTGGAGTGAAAAGGGCCAATATTTCAAGGAAGAAAGTCCACCACCTGAATGTCCTTTTCATAAAAAAGAAGAAAGTTCAGAGATACAATTGGAGTTTGATTTCAATGGCAGTTAGGTTATTATTTCCAACATTCATTTTTCATAGAAATCTCTTAGATAAGAATTTACCTGAAGATAGAGGTATTACAAAGGAGTATTTAAATCTACTTAAACTAGAAATGGATAGTATGAGAAAAAATGATCCTAAGGGACGACAAATCTCTAATGCATATACAGGTTGGCAGTCAAATGATGGGTGTGAGAAAAGTCCAATATTTAAGAAGTTAATGCACTGTATTCAAATGGCTTTTTATGATGAAGTCTGGCCTTTTCATGGTGTTCAAAGAAAGGACATTACTTGTTTTGTGGGCAATTCGTGGGCAAACATCAATGATCGTTTAGCATGGAACAGACCTCATACTCACAATGGTTGTTGGTATAGTGGAGTATTCTATGTTAGAGCAGATGGTGATGAGGGTGATATAAATTTCATAGATACTGATTCTAAAGTTGTTTCAGATTATCCTGCAAGCTCTAGAACATGCACTAGTTGGAACTTTGCACCAAGATCAGGAGAATTGATTTTATTTCCTAGTGGTCTAATGCATATGGTAGAACCCAATATAACAGATAAAGATAGATATAGTATCTCTTTCAATTTAGTACATGATGTTAGAGGCAATTTGCATGGTCATATTGAGAACTATAATGAGAATGAATTTGTTTTTAATTTAAACGAAAAGGGTGATCCCATACTGAACTAGTTTTTCTAAATAGTAGTATGGAAATTATACTAGATGCCCACCTTGTATGGAATGTAATACTCACACTTCTATTAGGACCCTTAGGGTTTCTAGTACGAAACATTCTATCTGAACAAAAACGAATCGATATACTTCTGAACAAAACAAGAGAAGAGGTTGCTAAAGACTATGTGACCAGAGATGAGTTACAAGAAGATATGGAAAGATTAATGAGGTCGATTGAAAGAATTGACGCTAAAATAGATCGTTTGCAGAACAGAACTTACTTCCAAGATTAAAATCATTATAAATAGTAGTAGAACATAATTTTTATGGATTATTACTATGTCAGAACCAAACAGTAAAGCATCATTAAAAGAATACATTAAGAGAAAACTAGGTGCGCCAGTTTTAGAGATCAATATAGATGATGATCAATTAGATGATAGAATTGATGAAGCGCTTCAATATTTTAGAGAATTTCATTATGATGGATCGATCAAATGCTATCTAAAACATCAATTATCTGCAGATGAAATAACTACTATGAGGTCAGATGAGACCTTTACAGAGACAGCTGCTGGGTCACAAGTCCATACGGATCAACAATATAAACTACAACAGAATTATATCACACTGCCTGAGTTTGTCTTGTCTGTTATAAACATATTCCCATTTAACGACAAACATAATCTCAATATGTTTGATCTTAGATATCAATTACGATTAAATGACATCTACGATTTAACAGCGACCAATATTTTGTATTATGAAATGGTACAACAACATATTCAATTGATGGATCAGGTATTGGTTGGTAGAACACCTATCAATTATTCAACACATCAAAATAGATTATACTTACATATGGATATGAGTAGTATAAATGCAGATGAGTACATCATCATTGAGTGTTATAGAAAAATCGATCCTACAGACTTCACAGACATCTATAACGACATGTGGTTGAAAAGATATGCAACTGCATTAGTAAAATACCAATGGGCGGAGAACTTATCCAAGTTCTCAGGAATACAATTGCCTGGCGGAGTATCATTAGATGCAGGTCAAATGAAGACAGAGGCACAAGAGGCAATTACAAAATTAGAAGAAGAATCCAGACTGAATTATGAAATGCCAGTTATGGATTTAATGGGGTAGCTAAATGCCAACCAATGTATTTTTTAATCATGCAGTAAGCACTGAACAACATCTTTACGAAGATTTAGTTGTTGAGTCATTGCGATTTTATGGTCATGATGTATACTATCTACCTAGAGAGATTGTAGAAGAAGATAAAATACTAGGCGAAGATATCCAGTCTACTTTTGGTGATTCTTATCAAGTAGAGATGTACTTAGACAATGTTGAAGGTTTTGAAGGTGAAGACTTGTTTTCAAAATTTGGTGTTCAAGTACAAGAAGAAGCAACATTCACATTAGCACTTAGAACATGGGAAAGATTCATTTCTTTAGATAGCAACCTTGCAACAAGTCTAAGACCAAATGAAGGTGATCTCATATACTTCCCACTTTCAGGTTCTTTATTTGAAATACGATATGTAGAAGATCAGAATCCTTTCTTTCAAATCGGAAAACTTTTTGTCTTCAAACTCAAGTGTTCATTATTCGAATACTCAGGCGAAGACTTTGATACAAATATTGATGCTATTGATCTAGTAGAAGATCAGAATGCATACACTATTCAAATGACAATGGCAGATGGTTCAGGCAATTATTATCCAAATGAAAACATATCGTACAACAGTTCAGTGATAGGTGAAGTTGTATCATGGGTGCCTTCAACAAGTAAACTCACAATCAAAGATGTAACAAGAACATTAGAGGTGGGTGATACACTTGTGGGTGCTGGTGGTGCATCATGGAATATATCATCAATTACTGATATACTTACAATCAATGCAAATGAAGGCCTTGCAACAAACAAAGAGTTTGAAGATGCAGAAACATCTTACCTAGACTTTAGTGAAACAAATCCATTCGGTGAACCATAATGTTCGGCACATATTTTTACAATGAAACGATAAAGAGAAGTGTGTCTATCTTTGGTACTCTTTTCAATAATATAAAGATCAAAAAAACTAAATCAGATGGTACTGTTCTAACTGAACAGATCGTGCCTATTTCATATGGCCCAAAACAGAAATGGTTGCAAAGACTCAATCAAGATCCCAAGGCAAGAGACGCCAATATTACTGCAATGACATTGCCAAGACTTGCATTTGAAATGACTGGTTTTGAATATGATGCTACTAGACAACAAAACAAACTCATAAGACATTCAAAGTCTACAACAGAAACAGATGGTACAAATAGAAAGTATATGTATCAACCTGTACCATATAATTTAAATTTCACTCTCAGTGTTATGTGTAAAAATATGACAGATGCATTACAGATTGTAGAACAAATTTTACCATATTTTCAACCAGAATATACTGTTAGCATGAAAATGATTGATGATATGTCAGATGTAAGAGATGTACCTATAGTACTGAATAACATAACTCTGGAAGATTCATATGAGGGTAATTATGAAGAAAGAAGAGTTATAACATATAATCTAACTTTTACAATGAAAGTATACTTCTTCGGACCTGTTTACACTGGTGGAATCATCACCAATGTTATTGAAAGAGAATACATTAACGATCAGGCAGGAGTATTTACAACAAGTCAGATAGATCAATCTGGTCTTGTCAAAGAAGTTAAACATTACGAACCTGCATTCTCAGCGATTGCAAATACAGTTTCTAACTCGACTACAATCACTTTTGATACTGCAATAAATAGTAAGATAAGTGTTGGAGATGAAGTATTTTATACAGGAAACACACCTAATCCAACAATCAGTAGTATTGCAAATGATAAATTATCAATCATATTGAATACTGCTGTAACTATAACTGAACCGAAAACGATTATGTTTGTAGGATCAGTTGAACCAAATGACACATTTGTAGTTGCAGAAACAGTGACATTTTATGATGATGGTGCCAAAGAGACATTTAGTGAAACAGATGATAGTTAATTATGCCAAAAAATATAGATTCAAAATTAGATGATATCTTAGATATCTCTTCTGAAATAAAAACTCAAACAACAGAAGTAGTCAAAAAGGTTCCTGAGAAATCTCAGAATATTGAGAATGATTACAAATATGCCAGAGAGAATCTCTACAATCTCGTAGAGAGAGGACAAGATGCAATTGATGGCATACTAGATGTTTGTAAAGAAACAGAGAATCCTAGAGCATATGAAGTTGCAGGTCAATTAATTAAAACTGTAGGTGAAACTGCAGAAAAACTTTTAGATGTTCAAAAGAAACTAAAAGATTTAGAGAAAGAAGACGAACAGAAAATAGGAGTTCAACACAACCACCTTTATGTGGGGTCAACTTCAGAACTGCAAAAGTTTCTGAAGAAATCAAAAACAGATGGTTAATCCAAAAAACGAAGGTTATCTTGGAAATACTCTGGTCAAAAGAGCTGGAGTTGAAACCAAGTATACAGAAGAGGAAATGCAGGAATACTTAAAGTGTTCCCAAGAACCTGTTCACTTCATAGAAAATTACACTCAAATTATTTCACTAGATGAGGGGTTAGTGCCGTTTACTCTTCGTGGATATCAAGAAGCATTAATAGATCATTACAACACTAATCGTTTTAATGTTGTTCTTGCAAGTAGACAGAGTGGTAAGTCTATAACATCTTGTGCATACCTACTGTGGTTTTTATTGTTTCATCCAGAAGTAACAGTTGCTGTTCTTGCCAACAAAGGTGCAATTGCAAGAGAGATGATCGCAAGGATCGTAACCATGTTAGAGTCTGTTCCTTTCTTTCTACAACCTGGTGTTAAGATACTTAACAAAGGAAGTATTGAATTCGCAAACGATTCTAAAATAGTTGCAGCTGCAACATCATCTAGTTCGATTCGTGGTATGTCAATAAATTTATTATATCTCGATGAGTTTGCATTCGTTGAGGGTGCAGAAGAGTTCTATACATCAACTTATCCTGTAGTCACATCAGGTAAAGATTCAAAGGTTATTATTACATCTACTGCAAATGGTGTTGGTAATATGTTCTACAAGATATATCAGTCTGCTGTTCATAATCAATCAGAGTACAAACATTTTACAATCAACTGGTTTGATGTGCCAGGCAGAGATGAAGAATGGAAAAAACAAACTATTGCAAACACTTCGGAAGCACAATTTGAACAAGAATATGGTAACAGTTTCTTAGGAACAGGTAACACACTTGTGAATGCAGACACATTATTAGGAATGAGGACAAGAGAACCAGAGTATGTTCAGAACTCATTTAAATTATATGAAAAACCACAAGAGGGTCATGTATATGTATGTACTGTTGATGTGTCAAAAGGTCGTGGTTTAGACTATTCGACATTTAGTATTTTTGATACTTCTGTACAACCTTTCAAACAAGTTGCAACATATAGAGACAATATGATCAGTCCTATGTTGTTTCCAGACATCATAAATAAGTATTGTAAACCATATAATGATGCATTAGTTTTAGTTGAAAACAATGCAGAAGGCGCTATGGTTGCTACACAATTACATTATGATATTGAATATCCAAATGTTTTCACACAAGGACAACTGAAAGCAGAAGATATTGGTATCACAATGACTAAAAAGATAAAAAGAATTGGTTGTTCTACACTAAAAGAACTAACAGAAGAAAATAGATTGGAGTTAGTAGATAGAGAAACTATCACAGAATTGATGACTTTTGTTTCAAAGGGAAACACCTTTGAAGCAGATAGAGGTTTTCATGATGATTGTGTAATGAATTGTGTATTATTTTCATGGTTTGTAACCACTGAATATTTCACACATTTAACAGATAAATTAGTAAAAAATTTATTATATTCGGAACAACAGAAACAAATTGTTGAAGATATAGTTCCAGCAGGTATTTTTGATTATCAGAGAGAAGAATCATTTGTTGATCCTAATGGTGATAGATGGTTTATTGATGTTGTTGAATAATGATAGATTATAAATAAAACCGTAAAACAAAACTTTTTACATTAACAGGAGAAAAGTATGGCATTTCAAGTATCACCAGGCGTACAAGTCAGCGAAATAGACTTGACAAATGTTGTGCCTGCAGTATCAAGCACTACAGGTGCTTTCGCAGGTACTTTCAAATGGGGCCCTGTTGATGAAGTAGTAACAGTTTCAGACGCTAAAGGTTTGGTAGATGAGTTCTTTTCACCTGCAAACACAAATGCTGGAGCTGAAGACTTTTATTCAGCAGAAGCATTCTTGAAATACGGTTCATCATTAAGGGTAATTAGAATTAACTCAACTGGTTTGTATAGTGCAAACCAAGGCGGAAATTCAACAACACTTCTTAAGAATGAAAGCGAATACGAATCAACATACCAAGACGGTTCACAAAATGCAACCGTTGGTACATTCGTAGCAAGATATGCAGGTGCCTTAGGAAACTCATTAAAAGTTTCAGTATGTGCTTCATCCGATGCTTATTTTAACGATAGTGTAACTGCTGTAAACAATCCTTCTAATGAAGCTGCAGGACAATCAGTCATCACAGTAGATGATGGTTCTGTGTTTACAGTAAGAGATATCATTAAGTTTGCTGGACATGATACAAAATATCGTGTTACAAACATTGATACTAACGATATCACTATTCAAGCATTAGGCGAACCTACAGGCACTGGTCTAACAACAACAGTTAACGATAATACTAATATTGATAGATACTGGGAGTTCTACAATTTATTTGATAGAGCACCAGGAACATCTGCTTCAGCAACAGCCGCTGGCGGTTCTGCTGACGAAATACATATTGTTGTCGTAGACGAAGACGGTACAATTACTGGAACTAAAAACCAAGTTTTAGAGATTCATGGTTTTGTATCTTTAGCATCCGACGCTAAAGATTCAGTAGGTAATTCAAATTATTATAAAAAGGTTTTAGAAAGAGATTCTAAATGGATTTGGTGGACAGGTCACTCAACAAACATGATGGCTTCTGCAACTGCAGATGTAACTCACACAGATTCAGCATCTAGTGCTTTTTCAAGACCTTCAACTCCAGAAAATTCATCACTAAGTGGTGGTGCAGACGGCAGATCCCCAACTGCTGCTCAAAAATATGGAGCATGGAACACACATTTTGCAGATGCAGAAACAACAGACATATCAATTCTAATCGTTGGTTCTACAAGAACAGACAACGGTTCAGGTACAGATCAAGATGTAGTTGCAGATCACAACACAATTGTGAATCAGGCAATACAACTTTGTGAAACTAGAAAAGATTGTATGGTGGTTGTTTCACCAAGAAGATCATCTGTAGTAAATGTAACATCTGAATCAACACAATTATCAAATGTTCTCGCAGATTACGCTTCAGTAACTTCAAGTTCATATGCAGTGTTGGATTCAGGTTGGGTGTATCAGTACGATAGATTCAATGATCGATATGTTTGGGTACCAGGTAACGCTCACACAGCGGGTATCATGGCAAGATCAGACTTATTAAGAGACCCATGGTTCTCACCTGCTGGTTTCTCAAGAGGTCAATACTTAGGTATTACTAAACTTGCTTTCAATCCAAAACAAGCAAGTAGAGATGACTTATATCGTGCAAGAGTTAACCCAATCGTTACATTCCCAGGTCAAGGAACAGTATTGTTCGGCGACAAAACAGCATTAACAACACCTTCAGCATTTGATAGAATCAATGTCAGAAGACTGTTTATTGTATTAGAGAAAGCAATTGCAACAGCTGCTAAAGCACAACTCTTTGAATTCAACGATGCATTCACAAGAGCACAATTTAGAGCTGCAGTAGAACCTTTCCTAAGAGATGTAAAAAACAGAAGAGGTCTTGTAGATTTCTCAGTTTTATGTGATGAAACAAATAACACAGATACAGTCATTGACAGAAACGAATTTGTTTGTTCAATCTTTGTAAAACCTGCAAGATCAATCAACTATATAACTTTAAACTTTATAGCTGCAAGAAGTGGTGTAGAGTTTGAAGAAATCTACGGAGCAGTTTAACAGGAGTAAACAATGGCAAGTATAGATCAATTTAAAGCACAACTAATCGGAGGTGGACCAAGATCCAACCGATTTAGAGTATTCATTCCTAGAACAGGAAATAGAATCGAATTCTTGTGTTCAGCTGCTCAGATTCCTGCTGCTGATATTGGCGAGGTTAAAGTTAAATGGATGGGCAATGAATTAAAAATGCCTGGTGACAGAACATTCGCAGATTGGACTGTCACAATCATTAACGACATAGAATTCTCAGCCAGAACAGCATTAGAATTGTGGCAAGGTGAAATAGTCGGTTATGGTGACTCTCAAGGTTCTACATCTTTAGACTTTATGGTCGACAGAGCATATGTTGAACAGTTAGACAAATCAGATGCAGTATTAGCAAGATATGAATTCTTCAATATGTGGCCAAAAACTATTGCAGCTATCTCTCTCAGTTATGAAACTGGTGCTGATGCAGTGCAAACATTTGAGGCTACATTCGCTTTCTCACATTGGGAAAGAGTACTTTAATTAGTGAGAAATAACACCCTATAAGGTGTTATAAATAAAATTATGGAATTATTCGGGTTTGAAATCACTCGTAAGAGGGATGAACTAAGAGCAACTGAGGTCGCTAAGGCGCCCTCATTTGTTCCACCTGTCGATGATGACGGCACTCCTGTCATACAATCGCAACCAGGCGGTTTTATTACAGGAGGTGCATATGGTTCATACATTGACATGGAAGGTGGTATTAAGAATGAGGCAGAACTCATTCGAAGATACCGAGAAACTTCTTTAATTCCTGAAGTTGATTCAGCGATTGAAGATATTGTTAATGAGTGTATCACTTCTGATAGTTCAGATAGGATAGTATCACTCGATCTCAGAGATGTGAAACTCTCTGATAGTATCAAGTCAAAGATACAAGATGAGTTTTACCATATCCTAAACATAATGAAGTTCAATCAGAACTCTCATGAACTCTTCAGAAAATGGTACATAGATGGAAGAATTTACTTTCATAAAGTTGTTGACAGTAAAAGACCTAAAGCAGGTATTGTCGACTTAAGAAATGTTGATCCTATAAAGATCAAAAAGGTCCGTAATATAGAAAAGGAAAGAGATCCAAAGACTAAGGTCGAAAGGATCAAGAAAATAGAAGAGTTTTATCTCTTCAACGATAAAGGTTTTGATAAGTCTGGTTCAGGCGAGGGTAATACCGTCAAAATCGCACCTGAGGCAGTATGTTACACTACTTCAGGTTTACTTGACTACACTAAGAATGTAGTAGTTGGGTATCTGCATAAGGCATTGAAGACTGCAAATCAGTTATCAATGATAGAAGATGCACTTGTTATCTATAGGATTTCAAGGGCACCTGAAAGAAGAATTTTCTACATTGATGTAGGTAACCTTCCAAAGGCAAAGGCAGAACAATATCTTGCAGATACAATGAACAGGTATAGAAATAAACTTGTTTATAATGCACAGACAGGTGAGATCAAAGATGATCGTAAACACATGTCTATGTTAGAAGATTTTTGGTTACCACGAAGAGAAGGTGGTAGAGGTACAGAGATCACTACTTTGCCAGGTGGGCAAAACTTAGATGATATCGCAGATATAGAGTACTTCAAAAAGAAACTATATCATGCATTGAATGTACCATTCTCTAGAATGGAATCAGATAACGGATTCAATATGGGTCGTACATCTGAGATTACTAGAGACGAATTGAAGTTTAATAAATTTACTAATAGACTTCAGAAAAAATTTGCAAGAGTATTTGTTGACATTCTTAGAACTCAATTGATACTCAAAGAGATTGTAAGTGGTGAAGAATTTGATGAAGTTAAGGACTATTTACAATTTGATTTTGCAACCGACAACCATTTTACAGAGTTGAAGGATGCAGAAATACTTAGAGAAAGAGTTGATACTCTAAATTCTCTAGGTGATTTTGTCGGTAAATACTACTCACATGAATATGTAAGAAAGTATGTACTAAGACAAACAGAAGATGAAATTAAGATCATTGACGCTCAGATCGAACAAGAAAAAGAATCAGGCGGAAATGAAAAAGAAGATGAATTTGGTGGATTTTAGGAGTAAACCATGAGTGAAATAAGTAAACAAATAGTAGATCAAATCGCTAATAAAGAATTTAGTGATGCAAAAGATTCAATCTTTCAAGGTCTACACAAAGCAGCTGCTGATACAGTAGACATGAAAAGAGTCGAAATGTCAACAGATTGGATGAACAAAGAAAAGGAAACTGAAAAGTAATGAAAACTTTCCAACAAATGAGTAGAGAATTGTCTGAAGCAAAAATGAAATTGCCTTCTGGTCATAAAGAACTCAAAACAGAATTAGTTAAAGTTGGGAGTAAAACATACGAATTGGTCTTTTCACAAAAAGGCAGTAAAGTACATGTCTTTTTAGATGGTATGGATACAGGTGAAGAATATAGAGATTTAAAAACTGCAGAGAAAGAAACAAAAAATATCAAAGCAGTTTTAAAACAAATGGGAGAAGATTTCTCATTTGAAGAATTCAAGGAGATTTTCAATGAAACTAATATCTGAATTTAACGACTACGAAGTTTCACCAGTTATTGTAGAACAAAACGAAAAGGGCGAGAAAGAATACTTTATCGAAGGCATCTTCATGCAATCTGAAATCAAAAACAGAAACGGTAGAGTTTACCCCAAAAATATCATGGAGAAAGAAGTCAATCGTTACAGAGAACAATTCATTGACAAGAAAAGGGCATTCGGAGAGTTAGGACATCCTGAAGGCCCAACAATCAATTTAGACAGAGTATCCCATTTGATAACATCTTTAGAAGAAGATGGTAACAATTTCGTGGGAAGAGCAAAGATTTTATCAACACCCAACGGTCAGATTGTCAGAAATCTGATCAATGACGGTGCAAAACTTGGTGTATCATCTAGAGGTCTAGGTTCACTAGAACAAAAGGGTGATGCTCAATATGTAAAAGGCGATTTTCAGTTGGCAACTGCCGCTGATATCGTTGCGGATCCTTCTGCACCTGAGGCCTTCGTTGAAGGAATCATGGAAGGAGTAGAGTGGATATATGAAAATGGTATTCTAAAAGCACGAAGTGCAGAGAAAATGAGAGATGAACTCTTATCTGCAAAGAAAGTCAAATTAGAAGAAACCAAACTGAAGTTATGGAAACAGTTCGTTGAGAACTTATAACATATAAATAAATAATAGAAAACTCAAACAGGAGAAAAGTATGGCAGAGTTAGATAAAAACCTAAAAGCAATTGGAGAGGCACAACAGCCTGATTCAAATGCTGAGAAAGGTGACAAAGTAGCTCCAAAACAAGGTTCGAGTGATGCTGAATCAGTAAATGTTTCAGGTAAAGCTCCAGTCGTCAAACCTGAAGAAAATCCTGTTGACAAAGCTGTCGATGCCGTTCATAAGGCAGAAGACGAAACTAAACCTGTCAAAGATGCAGTTAACAAATTATCTGCACCTGCTGAGAAAGGTTCAAAGTTAAAAGAAGATGAAGATTCAGATGAAGTCAAACTTTCTAAAATGGAATCCATCAAGGCTGTCGTCAACACTATGAAGGATATGACTAAGGAAGAACTTCTAAAAACTTTTGGTCAAATATCAGAAGAAGAAGTTGACGAATCCTTGACTAAAGCAGAAGTCGCCAGAAAAATCGTTGAAACTTTAAAAGGTATGGACGAAGCAGATGTTGCTAAGTTCGCTGAAGGTTGGATGAAAAAAGGCGAAGAAGAGGAAGAAGAGGAAGAAGAACATGAATCAGTTAAAGAAGAAACTGAAAATTCTTCCGAAGTTGAATCTTCACTAGTTGAGATTGAAGTAGAAGACGACCTCAATGCAATCTCAGAAGCACTCGAATTATCAAAAGAGAATGCTGAGAAAGCAAGAACAATCTTTAAAGCGGCTGTTCAATCTAAAGTAAAAGAAATTAAAGAATCTTTAGAATCTCAGTATTCAGAAGAATTGAAAACCTCAGTAGAAAAAGTTAAAGCTGATCTATCAGAAGCTGTAGACAAGTATCTATCTTATTGTGCAGAAGAGTGGACGAAAGAAAACGAACTCGCAATCGAAAGAGGTTTGAGATCAGAAATGACTGAAAACTTTATCGAAGGACTAAAAACATTGTTCGTAGAACATTATGTTGATGTACCAGAAGACAAGTATGATGTTATTGATGAACTCGCAAATCGTCTCGATGAGATGGAAGCAAAACTTGACAGTGAAGTCCAAAAAAATATGGAAATAACTGAAGAGAACGACCAACTCAAAAGAGGTAACATTGTGAGACAGGCAGGTGAAGACCTAACTGAATCACAAAGAGAAAAACTAAATTCTCTATCAGAAGGAGTAGACTTCAAAGATGCAGAAGATTTCGCAGAGAAAATTTCTGAAATCAAAGAAGCTTATTTCCCTACAGAGAAAGAAACTATTGCTGAAGAAACTGTAGTAGAAGAAGGTACAGGAAGTTTTGAAGATGAAACATCTGAAAAAACTTACTCACCTGAAATGAATCAGTATCTAAAAGCGGTTTCTAAATTAAAACCACTAAGTTAATTTTAAAGGAGAAAATGTAAAATGTTCTTATCAGAAAATTTACAACAAAAGTGGCAGCCTATTCTAGAGCACTCTGATCTTCCTGAGATCAAAGACAACTACAAGAAAGCTGTTACAGCAGTTATCCTCGAAAACCAAGAGAGAGCTTTATCAGAAGACAGAGCTACTCTTTCCGAGGCTGCACCTTTAAATGCTACTGGAAGTTCTGCAATCAATAATTGGGATCCAATTTTGATCTCATTAGTGAGAAGAGCTATGCCAAATCTCGTTGCATACGACATTTGCGGTGTTCAACCAATGACAGGTCCTACAGGTCTTATCTTTGCTATGAAAGCAAGATATAACGACTATCCAACAGCTGGCCGTGAGAGTAAATCAGAAGCATTGTTTAACGAAGCTCGTTCAACATATTCTTCATCTGCTCAAACAACAACTGCTGGATTAGGTTCAGATCCTGTAAGTGATCCTTTTGATGCAACTGGTCCTGCCACCTATGCTGGTGATACAGGTTCAGGTATGTCAACAGCATCTGCCGAATCACTCGGTGATGCAGCTGGCAACCACTTTGCAGAAATGTCTTTCACAATCGAGAAAGCAACTGTCACAGCAAAATCCAGAGCACTTAAAGCTGAGTATACACTCGAATTAGCACAAGACCTCAAAGCAATCCACGGTCTTGATGCAGAATCAGAATTAGCAAATATTCTTTCATCAGAAATTCTTGCTGAAATCAACAGAGAAGTCGTTAGAGAAGTAAACCTTCAAGCAAAAACTGGCGCTTCTGCAACATCAACACCAGGCACATTCAACTTAGATGTTGATGCAAATGGTAGATGGTCTGTTGAGAAATTCAAAGGATTGTTGTTCCAAATCGAAAGAGAATCAAATGTTATCGCTAAAGAAACAAGAAGAGGTAAAGGTAACTTTATCCTTTGTTCTTCAGATGTAGCATCTGCTCTTTCAATGGCAGGCGTACTTGACTACGCTCCTGCTCTTTCAACTAACTTGAATGTTGACGATACTGGCAATACATTTGCTGGTCTTCTAAACGGAAGAGTTAAAGTTTACATCGACCCATATGCTGGTGTTGATTACTTGACAGTTGGATACAGAGGAAGCAACCCTTATGATGCAGGTCTTTTCTACTGCCCATATGTTCCATTACAAATGGTCAGAGCTGTTGGTGAAAACACTTTCCAACCAAAAATCGGTTTCAAAACAAGATATGGAATGGTTCCAAACCCATTCGTAACATCTTCACCTTTGAGCGCCGTTGCAGGTGGTCGTGGAAACAACCAATACTTCAGAAAGTTAGCTGTTTCAAACATTCTGTAAGAATCTTACGATTCGAACTAAAGGGGATCTTTTTAGATCCCCTTTTTTTATGCACTAAATAATATAAATATCCTTAGGAGGGATTGTTATGTCAGAATATGCAAAAAATGTGAAAGTGTTAGAAGGACCATGGGAGAGAAGTGCTTTTCCTGATGGTGAAGAAACTACAAATGTAGTAAGTAGAACAGTGATCACACGATATGTTAAAGATGGTTATCTTTGTGAAGATGTTGTAACTAGAGAATACAAAAATGGTGATGATTACTTTGATTCAACTACAAGCAAGAGGTTAATAAAACTTGGCAACTAATATCAATAAATCCATTTTAAATAAGAACAATTTTAAACTTCTTATTGACAAAGTTCCTACAGTAGAATACTATGTACAAACTGTTTCAATACCAGGTATGCAATTTACTGAAACAGTTCAATCTGCAGGTATTGGTTTAGATGCTTATTTTCCAGGCGATAAAATTTCATTTGAAACATTATCTGTAAAGTTTTTAATAGATGAAGATTTGGAAAACTATAAAGAGATTTATGATTGGATAAATTCTATAGTTCCTATTTCTAATCCTGCTGATTATAAAAATTATACTGATACTGTTACTACTGATAGTGGTAAGTTCAGTTCTATAGAAAATGCACTCAATCAATATTCAGATATTACACTTGTATTAAACACAAACAAAAATATACCTAACAGATACTTTAGATTCTACGATTGTTTCCCACTTTCATTAGGTGGTTTAGAGTTACAATCTGGTGGAGAGAATGAACCAGTATCTTGTGAAGTGACTTTTAGATTCTCATATTACGACATAAATACCTCTAGTTAAAAACACATTTTCGTGTTATAATTATAGTATGAACTTGGATCAAATCAAAGAAATGTGGAAAGAAGATTGTGAGATAGATGATATCGAACTTGATAAATCTTCTTTAGAAATACCCAAACTACATGCAAAGTACTCAGAACTATTAACTGATAAAACTGTAGCATTAAAAAATCTACAGTTTAAATACAACATATTATTAAGAGATAAGTGGTTGTGGTATAATGCTAAGTTAGATGAAGATACCATTAAGAAATATGGTTGGAAAGATGATCCCTTTGATGGTGTTAAAGTGATGAAGAATGATATGAACTATTTCTTTAATTCAGATGAAGATTTACAAAAGATTTCTGCACAAGTTGAATATCATAAAATCACCATAGACTTTCTCAAAGAATGTATGCAGAACATTACTTGGAGACATCAAACAATTAAGAACACAATAGATTGGCGTAAATTTATGTCAGGTGCATAATGATATTAAACAAGTATATTTGGGCATTACCGAACGCCTTTAGTGAAATTGAAGTGCAAGAGATCGAAAGACTTGCCTTACAAAATGAAATACAAGATGCATTAGTTGGTGACAATCAACTTTCAGAACACGGAGAAAAACAAGAAGGAAAGTCAGTTAGTGAAATTCGTACTTCTTCTCTTAGATGGATAGAAAATCTATCGCAACCTTTAGAAGATAAAGTAGCTGATCTTGTCAATCAATGTTATTCTGATACAGGTTGGTATTGGAATATACTACATCATCAAACATGGCAATATACAGTTTATAACGAACAACCCAATCGAAAGAAAGGTGACTTCTATACATGGCATACAGATGCTGGTCCAAACACATATGCTGATGGTACAATTAGGAAATTGAGTTGTACTATTCAATTATCTAACCCTAATGAGTATGAGGGTGGACACTTTCAGTGGTTAGATGCGACTGCGGAATTTGATAGAATGCAAGATTCTCCTATCATTAATATGACAAATTCAATACAAACTATACCTTTTAGTATGAAACAAAAAGGTACTATCATATTTTTTCCGTCCTTTTTACATCATCAAGTAACACCAGTATTGAGGGGTCAAAGAAAATCATTAGTAGGATGGTTTGTAGGTCCTCCTTATGCCTAATTCTATTAAAATCACACCTGTAGATGAAGTCTTTTTGACAGTAGAGTGTGATGATGGTCTCGCAAGAGACTTATATGAATTCTTCTCTTTCACTGTACCCAATGCAAAATTCATGCCGTCTTATAGAAATAAGTTTTGGGATGGTAAAGTTAGACTTTTTTCATTGAAAACTAAAAAGATTTACATAGGTTTATTGCCTTATGTAGATGAATTCTGCAAAGAGAGGGGCTTTAAACTTGAGGGTATCAATACAGTTTTAGGTGACAAAACCAAACTTTCAGATGAAGATATAGACTACTTTGTCAAGTCACTTGACTTGCCATTTGAACCAAGAGATTATCAACTGGAAGCATTCAAATCCGTAGCGCAATATGGAAGACAACTACTTTTATCGCCAACTGCAAGTGGTAAATCTCTGATTATATATCTTATTCTTAGATGGTTTGAGGGTGAAATGAGATTTACAAATAGTTGCAAGTCTATTGTTATTGTACCCACAACTTCACTTGTAGAACAAATGGCGAAAGATTTTTCAGATTATGGTTATAAAGATAAGGTCTGTAAGATATATCACGGTCAAGAAGTCTTTGATGCACCTATTACAATCACTACATGGCAATCATTCAGTAAAGCACCAAAAGAAGTACTTCAATCATTTGATGTTGTGATTGGTGACGAAGCACACTTATTCAAAGCACAAACACTGAAAGGCATCTTAGAGAAGATGAAACATACTTCTGTAAGAGTGGGTACGACAGGTACACTAGATGGTACAGAAGTACATAGACTACAACTTGAAGGTTTATTTGGGCCTGTTAAAAGAGTTACAACCTCTGCACAACTTATAGAAGAAGGCACAATAGCTGCGATTGATATACAATGTATCATACTTCGTCATACTAAACAGTCTAAGATGAGTTACCAAGAAGAAATGGACTATCTTGTTTCTAATGAGAAACGAAATCAGTTTATAGTCAATCTTGTATCGTCTCTAAAAGGCAATACCCTAGTGTTATTTCAGTATGTAGAGAAACATGGTGAAGTTCTGTACCCTATGTTAAATGGTAGAGTAAAAGATTTACATTATGTTTACGGTGGTACTGATACAGATGATAGAGAAAAGGTCAGAGAGATCGTAGAGAAGTCTAAAGAAAGTGTCATATTAGCGTCATACGGTACATTCTCTACAGGTGTTAATATCAAACGAATCAATAACATTGTCTTTGCATCACCATCAAAGTCTCGTATAAGAAATCTACAGTCTATTGGGAGAGGTCTTAGGAAGTCAGAAGACAAAGATAATATGAGACTGTTTGATATAGCTGATGATCTACAAACAGATAACTATACTTTAAGTCACTTAAAAGAAAGAATAAATACTTATAACGGAGAGAATTTTCCCTATGAGATTATTCAGTTTGATTTAAAGTAATGGCAACACCAAGAGATTTACTACCAACAAAATACGAAGTTCTAAGATTACGAAACGGAATTGAAATCTGTGGTATGACTAGAGACACAGGTGCAAAAATTGTAATTACTTTACCTATGATCTGTAGACTTTCTGCACCATCTAGAAAAGAAACTCTAGCAACTTTCTATCCATATGCACCTTTAACTTCTGATTATAATATAGAGTTTCCTTATGATTACATTGTTCATAGAAACAATATGAACACACAATACATTCCTTTTTATGATGAAGCATCTTCTCAATGGATGTCAATGATTGAAAATAATAGTATACCATTAATTGATCCAAAAGAATTCACAAAAGCAAAAGATTATATGGATGATGTTTTACAAACAGTCATTGACGATATGAGAAAAAATCGTTTAGAAGATGAAGATCATCTTTACTATGAAGATCATTATGAAGAGTTTGAAAGATTAAAAACTCCTAAAGATAAGAAAAAGATTCATTAGGATTATTTTCTTTATAAATAATCGCCGTATAACAAGGTGTTATATCAAATTATTAATGGAGTTTATAATACTAAAATGACTGAATTGGTCGCAAAATTATCAAAGTTAAATAGAAAAAGAAAACAAGTCTCTCAAGCAGATGTGATTGAGGGATTAGAAGTAATGTTATTACTTTCAATATTCGTAACATGCACATACGCTGTTGCACCCATAATATAATGAGAAAGTTAGAAACATGGGAAAAGGAAAATCTCCTTATGGCAGCTACTCTACTTGTATTGATGAACACATTCTTAGTAGGGTTCTTTCATTTTGCTAACATAGCATGAGTGATCTAAATACTAATAAAGTATTGCAAGCAATCAATTTGTCTCCTCCTCTAAACGAAAACTTTTTTGATAAGTTAGAGAAGATGCATCCGATGAGACAGATTGTATATGCTACTATACTGCAGATTGTTGTATTTGGGTCTATGATGTTGATATTTTATCTACTACATCTATTATTAGGATAGCTTCTTAACCGCAACATAGTTATGTTAACATATGGATCTTAATCCGTAAACCTATTTTTTACAAAAAAGTTAAATCAATAAATACCTAAAAACCCCTTGTAGAAATAAGGGTTTTGGTGTATTATCCATACATGACTACAAAAAAACAAAATGAACATTATGTAAACAACAAAGAGTTTACAGAAGCAGTCGCTGAGTATTCTGAAGCAGTCCGTCTTGCAGAGACTAAAGGTAAAGATTTACCAAGAATGTCTGAGTACATAGGAGAGTGTATCTATAAGATCGCAACAAGACTATCTACTCGCCCTAATTTTATCAATTACACTTACCGAGACGAAATGATTTGTGATGCAATTGAAAACTGCATTCAATATATCGGTAACTTCAATAGAGAAAAGTCAGATAATGCATTCGCATATATTACTCAGATTTGTTATTACGCCTTTCTAAGACGAATTCAAAAAGAAAAGAAACAAGTTTATATTAAACAGAAATCTATAGAAGAGTCAGGCATTACAATGGATGCCTTCGATACCTTTGATGGAACTCATGATCCAAATCTTATCAATACCAATATTGAATGGATGCAAGATAACATGACTCGTGTTGAGTATGAACCTAGAAAGTCAAAAAGACAAAAAAAACAATCAAAACATAATTTAGAAAACTTTACAGACGAAGAATGTTAATAGCCATATTGAACGACACACATTGTGGAGTTCGTGGAGATATGATAGAAATGGCCAGATATCAAGGCCGATTCTATAACGAAATTTTCTTTCCATATCTAGACGAACACAACATCAAACACATTATTCATCTAGGTGATTACTTTGATCGTAGAAAGTTTATCAACTTTGCTTCTATGAAAGCGAACATCAAACACTTCATAGAACCTATGACAGAAAGAGGCATTACTATGGACCTCATCATAGGAAATCACGACACTTATTATAAGAACACTAATGATGTGAATGCACCTGAGTTGTTATTGTACAATCAACCTAATGTAAATGTTATCGCAGAATGTAAAGTCAAAGAGTATGATGGATTTAATATCGCACTTGTACCTTGGATTAATAATGAGAACTATGCAGACTCAGTTGAGTTTTTACAATCTGCAAATGCATCATGGTGTATGGGACACTTTGAGTTTGAAGGTGCGGTTATGCAACCTGGTATGACCTGTCAACATGGTTTAGATCACTCATATGTGAAGAGATTCGATAAAGTACTCAGTGGACATTTTCATCATAAGTCAGAGTTTGCAAATGTTAGATATCTAGGATCACAAATGCAGTTCACTTGGTCAGACTTTGGTGATAACAAATACTTTCATATATTCAATACAGAGACACAAGAGATTACACCTGTAATTAATCCACTTACAATGTTTGAAAAGGTGTTCTATGATGATACAAACGAAACTTTTGAAACTATTAGTAATAAAGATTATTCAAATGTAACAGGAAAGTTTACTAAGATTATTGTAGTTAATAAAGATAATCCATACTGGTTTGATACATTCTTAGATAAAGTGCATGGTAATACTCCACTTCATGTATCAGTGGTAGATGATAATAAACACATGGACTGGTTGAATGACGAAGACATGGGTGAAGTTGAAGACACGCTCACCATTTTAACCAAGTATATTGATGGTTTAGATATACAAGGAAAGAAAAAACCACTTTCAGAATTAATGACCTCATTATACCATGAAGCACTTGATGAACATAATTACTTATGATAGTATTTAAAAAAGTTAGATATAAAAACTTATTGTCTTCTGGCAATAAGTTTACAGAAATACAATTAGACAAACATCAAACAACCTTAATTCTAGGTGAAAATGGTGCAGGTAAGTCTACATTACTTGATGCAATGTGTTTCGCACTTTATGGCAAAGGTTTTCGTAATCTTAAAAAAGAACTACTTATTAATTCAATTAATCAAAAAGAACTTCTAGTAGAACTAGAGTTTTCTATTGGCAAAAAAACTTATAAAGTTATTCGTGGTGCAAAACCAAATAGATTTGAGTTGTACTTGAATAATACTTTAATCAACCAAGATGCAACTATGAGAGACTATCAGGAACATTTAGAGAAGAACATTCTCAAAATGAGTTATAGATCGTTTACTCAGATTGCTATTTTGGGTTCTGCAAACTTCACACCTTTCATGCAACTTCGTGCTGTAGAAAGAAGAAGACTTGTAGAAGACCTACTAGATATCTCAATCTTTAGTACAATGGGAGACATTCTAAAGAAAAGGATTTCTAGTCACAACATTGAAGTGAAAGAAACTAATCATGAAATCGATATTCTGGAAGAAAGAATCAGCGGTCTTAATGAACAACTTAATGCACTCCGTGAGAATCGTGAACAGAAACTTAAAAAGTTTGAAGGGACTGTTGATGAAACAAATAAAAACATTGACTCACTCATGGAGAGAATAAATGAAAAGACGAAAGATGTGGTGGAGAAAAAATCCACTATCAAGGATATCGATCCTCAAAAAGATCGACTTAAACAAGCAGTGGAGTTGGAGAGAAAGCTCTCGGAAAATTATTCTAAAGCACGGAAGCAAATAGAATTCTACGAATCAAATGATGAATGTCCAACATGTAAACAAGGTTTAGATGAAGAACATAAGAAATCTCATATCAAAGAGATTAACGATAAAGCAATTGAGTTTCAACATGCCATGGAACAAATATCAGAAACGATAAATGAGGCAAAAAATAGACTAGAAGAAATTCAACAAGTACAGGATGAAATTGATACAATACAAAAGAAGATTGGTATACTTCAAACTGAGATTATATCCAATCAAAAGTTCATTCAAAAGATTCAGAAAGAAATAGAAGACTTGAAGAATGAACAAAGTGGCAATTCTAATGTACAAGAGAGAATAGATGATAGTGAAGATAAGTTGGATATCTTACATAAAAAGAAAAAAAACTTAGTTGAACAAGGACATTATTTCGAAATAGGTCAGATGTTACTAAGAGATCAAGGCGTCAAACAGAAGATCATCAAACAGTATGTTCCTATTATGAACAAGTTGATCAATAAGTACCTTGCATCTTTAGAGTTCTATGTTGGGTTTGAATTAAATGAGGCATTCGAAGAGACTATCAAGTCCAGATTCAGAGACGAATTCAAGTATGATAACTTCTCACAAGGTGAAAAGATGAGAATCGACCTTGCACTTCTATTCACATGGAGAGCAGTTGCAAGAATGAAGAACTCAGTAAACACCAATCTATTGATATTAGACGAAGTATTTGATTCATCACTTGACACACAAGGAACAGACGACTTCTTAAAATTATTAAACACCTTGACAGAAAAGACAAATGCATTTATTATAAGTCATAAAGGAGATGCTCTGTATGACAAATTCAATGATACCATTAGATTTGAGAAGTATAAAAATTTCTCTAGGGTTGCAGAGACATAAATAGTAGTATGAAAAGTTTTTCAGAGTTCAATAATATACCAACCAAGTTAGACTTACCGAAAGTTCAACTTCGTGAGTTAACAGTTTCTCCATACTACACACAAAGAGGTCAAGCGAACCCATACTACGACCTAGACATTAAATTAGATGTAGTACAACAAACAGTAGGCAAAGGTGAGATTAAATTTAGAAATGTTGAGAACCCTAGTGGTCAAGAACTATTATCAATCGGTAATGGAAAGTATTTCTTTCAAATAGAACTAGACGGAAAAGAAACACCTTACTATGTCAGAACAACCAAGTCTGCAGTTAAAAGTCATTTTGGTATGAAACAAAGAAAAAATTCTACTGCTTCTTCAAATGTCAATGAATTATTAACTGTATATTTTCTTTTGCACACAAATGAATTAAAAATGGATGCTAAAGAATGGGAGTTAACAGTTACCAAAAAGAGTGGCGCTACAGGTGTTTTACTTGGTGATGGTGGCAAACTTACTTACGATCAATTGATATCTTTATTAGATGAAGATGAAACTGCTGAAAGAGACATAAAAATTGGTATGTCAAATGCAGTTGCTGTGTTAAATGATCTTGCAGGTAGTTCTATAAAGAATGTCTACTGGACACCTAGAGCAAAACCAGGTGGTATAAGTAAGAATAATCCTTCAGATGTAATAGTAGAAACTGATGCAGGTTTCATAGGATATTCAAACAAGATATCTGCTGGAAAAGATATGACTCCTAAAATGAATGCATCTATTGTTGCTCAGTTTGAAAAACTAGGAGATAGTAGACAAATCAAAACAATTCAGAATTTTATAGACAACTCCTTGGACTTTGCTATATCTAACATTAAAGATAAGACAGTTAAAAAAGAAGTTGTTGTAAAATTTCAATCAGCTTTACATAGAGACAAATACACTGAAAGCGGTTCTAAGAAAAACTTTCATGCATTAGGAGTATTATTTACTACAAACAATCTTAATTTTTATGCAGACGATTTTTACTATCCTTTCAGAAACAATCTTATTTCTCTAGTATCTAAACATTTTAGTAATTCTACAAACTTATTGTACATGTTGAACACAATGGGATACTACACATATCCAGATGCGAACTCTACTCCATGTCCATACAAATTATTAATAGGTTCAGAAAGTAAATCAACAATCAAAGATGTTGGTTCAAACGAAGAACTGAGAGCATTATTTTTAAACAAAGACGCCAGAAAATTGACAGGTATTAAAGTTGACTATACACAAGGTCAACAATCGTTTAGAGTTTCTTTTACATTCAATAGAAAAAGTTATACATTGCCCATAACACTAAGAACAAGAAGTGCTGGTGGTTGGGCAGGAAAAGCACTATACATGTCATCATCAGGAATAATATAATGTATCAATTAGTAGAAGAAGCAAGTAAAGTATTACGAACACCACCAGAGTTATTTGACTTTGAGAAAGACGGAGATAAGGCACAAGAGATTGCCGATAAGATGTCTGAAGCAATGATCAAGTTTGGTGGTATAGGATTGTCTGCAAATCAGGTAGGTTTGAATTATAGAATGTTTGTGATGAAAACAGAAGATAAGGGCATCGTACCTTTCTTCAATCCAGAACTCACAAGAGTATCACAAGATACTGATATGATGAAAGAGGGTTGTTTATCATTTCCAGATATCTATTTAATGATTACTAGATCAAAAGTGATTGAACTTAAGTATCAAGATGTAAAGGGCGAAGAACATACACTTATGTTGAATGGACTTGCAGCTAGATGTGTACAACATGAAATAGATCACTTAAACGGAATACTGTTTTTACAAAGAGCCTCTAGATTGAAACTTGAGAGAGCATTGAAAGCAAGACCAAAAGAACAAAAGAAAAGAATTGAATTTGAAAAAAGAATGGCAATTGCCAAATATCTTAAAAAGATAGAAGATGAAAAGGCACAAAAGAATGAATCAAAAAGTGAAGTTCCAGATCCTGTCAGTGAAACAATCACTGAGTCTACAGGAAGCTAAATCTGTAATAGATTACCATATTGCAAATAAACATCTTAGATCGATAGGTGACGGTTCGGATTATCGTGCAATCAACAAAATTCATATAAAGAAACTTCACATTAGAGACATACTTAACCGATTGGAACAGATTGCAATCGGCGAAATTAAAAAACATACAGACGATACAGTATTCACCGAAATGTGTAATATAACTGAATGGTCTATCGGTGGTGTTCAAGAACCACATACAGATTTATATTCATCACATGAACTAAGAAATGAGGTCGAAAATGACGGTTCTCGTGCATGGACAGCAATCATATATCTAAATACTAATTATCGTGGTGGTAGAACATACTTTCCAAAATCTCAATACAATCCAGTAGAATACATACATAATCCACAACCACAGGAGATGATTCTCTTTGAAGGCATACATCATTTACACGGTGTAGAAAAAGTTCGTGGCAACAGTCGTCATACTATTGCAATCTGGTTCACCAAAAATCCTAAAAAGATAATGACTGATTTGATCACAGAGGATTTAAGTTTAGATCAAATTTCATTGAGATATCCTAAATGATAGATTTTTATGATGGCAATATCAACTCATTACTCGAATGGATAAAAACAGGCAAATACGAAACAGAAAATGCACCTGAACCATATTGGTCTTGGGTCTATGAAAGGTTGCCTGTAAAGTCAAACATTACACATGGTGTAGGGAAAATGAATGAACAATCTCCATATTTTGGTGATTGGTCTATACCATATCCACATGTACATACACGAAGTATGAAGTGGGATTCAAGAGTCTTCACCATTCTCACATATCTTGTTGCACCAGAAAAGGGTGGTGAGTTTGCATTAGGCGGTTTAAGTCCTAATGATCCATATCAAGATATCACAATCAAACCTGGACTTACCATAGGTTCTTATGCAAATGTATGGCATGGGGTAAGACCAGTTCTTAAAGGCGAAAGAATCGTACTATTTACGATAGGTCATCCCTAAACCATTGATCCTATAAGGTTTTTTAGGGGTTGACAATAGACCTCTTTTTTTGTTATCCTATTCACATGATGAGAAATAAAAAAGGAGATATAAATGTCACATCCAAATAATCAAGCACTTGCAGACAGAGCTGTAGATGATGCAGTAGAACTGGTTGCAAGTTTCAGTGATAATAAAGTAAAACAAGTTCTTCACCTTAACTATGGAGTTAGGGATGGTGATAGAGACGACCTAATAGAATTCATTGCAAATGATTTCTTCTACGACTACATGAATGCCCCTACACCAGTTGGTTGATAGGGGTTGACAATAGACCACATTTTTTGATACCATTATATTATGAATGAGAATCTAAGAACACAAAAAGACAATCTTGCCAAATTAATGGCAACTGAAAATTTAACAATCGTGCATAGGAAAGTTCCTACTGCATACTTTGATATTAAGAATAGGGTACTTTGTTGTCCAATCCTCAAAGATGACCTTTCTCCTTATCTCTATGACTTATTCATGGGTCATGAGGTTGGACACGCCCTACACACTCCATTAGAAGGACTTCACTCCACTATTAAAGAAAACAGAACACTTAAAGGTTATCTTAATGTTATAGAAGATGTTAGAATTGAAAGAAAGATTAGAGACAAATTTTCAGGTCTTAGAAAGTCTTTCTTTAAGGCATACAATGAACTTATGGATATTGACTTCTTTGGAATTAAAAACAGAAACATACAAGAACTGTCTCTTATCGATAAGATTAACCTGATCACAAAAGTTGGTTCTAGAGTTAACATCAAATTAACAGACGAAGAACAAGTCTTCTTAGATAAGGCACTTGCTGTTGATACATGGGAAGATGTAGTATCAGTTGCACAAGAAATTTATGAGTGGTCAAAAGAGAATGAGACCAGAGACGAAAATGATGAATCAATCAAAACTTTGATGGACAATTTAGAGATCGAAGAAGATGATGAAGTTGATCTAGGTGAAGAAGATTATCCTTTTGAACCATACACTGGTGAAGAAGATGAAGATTACGAAGATGATGAAGATGTAGAAGACTACTTTAACGATCCTGATGATACTCTTCCAGATTTAGATGAAGAATTAAAAGAAACTGGTTCAATTCAAAACGATAGAAGTGGCGGTAAATATGACGATAAAGATGGCGCTAGAGAGTCATTAACAGAACATAATGCTCATAACAATGAAGATATGTTCCAATCAGAAGACAATCACATTAGAGTTCAAAAAGATTTAAAAGAATTTTTCAACTCAGACTTCATGAAAAATAATGAATTTGTTGTCTCATATAAAACTCTTTTAAAAGACCTTGATGAGTGGTTTGCGGAAAAAGAAAACAGAACTTACAATTCCTCTTACGACATGAAAGACATTCAGAGATTAGCGCTTGTTACTGCCAAAAAATTAGAAAACAGAAACAAAAAGTTAGTCATGCATATGGCAAAAGAATTTGAAATGAGACAGACTGCCTTGAGAAGTGTCAAGGCACTTACTGGTAAAACTGGTCAACTTGATATGAATAGACTTGCCAAGTATCAGATTGTTGATGATGTATTTAAAAGGGTTACTTATCTTCCAGATGGTAAGAATCATGGTGTCAATGTTTTAGTTGATTGGTCTGGTTCAATATCAAGGGAAGTTTGTGATCTCTTAGAACAAGCTATCATTCTTACAATGTTCTGTAGAAAAACAAATATACCACACAGAGTTTATCTTTTCTCAGATCAGTATTTAAAAGGTTTTGATGATTATTCGGGAAGAGGTTTAGAGTGTTTAGTAGAATTGTTCTCAGATAAACAATCAAACAAAGACTTCTACAGTGTGTTAAAACTTGTTTCTCATATCTGGAACAATTTTAGATTCGACAATGCTTCTTGGAGAGGCATTGATAAATTCTTAGATCAATGGAAAACTTGGTACAACGAAGACTTCAAAGGTTATACAGACGATAGATGGTTACAAATTCCATTTAATTATACTTTGCCTAATAGTTTAAGTCTTGGTGGTACACCTCTTAACGGCGCTTTGATCTACATGAGAAAACTTCTTCCAGAGTTCAACAAAAACTACAGCATTGAGAAGTCAATTTTGACAGTGATTACTGATGGTGAAAGTCATGAATCTCCAATACTGAAAAATACAGACGAAGAAACTAAACAAATTAACGAACAAATAGATCCAAATGATCAGTATTCTTATAGAACTAGACAGAAAAGCGAACTTATTGATCCATATAACAGAAGAGTTTATCTAGTATCTAGTAATGGGTATTACAATTTTGCAAGAACACAAAACCTATTAGAGTGGGTTTCTGACTCATGTAATACAATCAATACAGGTTATTTCATAATTAGTAAAAAAAATGAAGCAATAGACATACTAGAAAAATCAGGTGTGCCTGGTGGTTATAGAACTCATGAGAACGATTGGACAGATATTAGAAAGTTTGGTAAAGTTTACTCAGTCAAGGGTTACAACAAACTGTTTATCACTACTTCAAATAATTTATCAGTGCAAGGTGATGACGAACTGGACAACGATCTAATTGATGCCACAAAGGCAAAAATAAGAGGCGCTTTTCTGAAAAATCAGAGAGGCAAAGTAACTTCAAGATTTTTAACTAATGAGTTTATTAAGGAGATAGCATAATGGAAACATTAAAAGTAGATATGGATTATCATTGGGGAGGACCAAATGAGTACAGTAAATTTGCAGATGCAATTGCTGAAATAGGTCCAAGTCCGTGTATGAAGTTCGATTGTGAAAGAAAAAAAGCATGTGCGGAAGAAGGAGTTGAATGCAAGGCATTCAGATTTTGGGTCAATAATGGTTCATTGTCAACGATAAGAAAGGTCAATGGCAAGAAAACCGAAGTATCCATTGAAGAGGATTGCACAAGAATTTTAAGAATTTGTGAATAAAAAGGTTGACAGTAGGTACACTTTTTTGATAGGATGGACACATGATGAGAAATAAGAAAAACAAAGGAGGCTGCTTATGACTTTATCCGTAGGTGATACTGTGACCATTAATGGTCAGAATATCAAACTTCAAGCCAACAAGATTGAGTTCTTACAAGAACTATCTAAGGCATATCCAGACCAAACGGTCTTTTCAAAGGAAGAACTAGATAATTTTGGTTCTACTCCTTATTGGGTTTACTCTAAAAAATATCCTTTTAGGGCAGACAAAGATGCAACCATTTTTGATTTAACGCCACTCATGTCTAGTGGTTATAAATCAGTGCCAGTTCCAAAGGCAAAGATGTCTGTTGTAATTCCTGCAAAAAAACCCTCAAATATGCCAGTCGCTGCTCAGACTGAAACACTTAATGTCTTAGAAGACAATGTTAAAATTGTTCCAGAAAAGATGTCTAACTATGTTCCATTTGGTCACTTCAAAGATGTAGAGAATATCATCAACTCTAAGATATTCTTTCCAGTTTTTGTAACTGGTCTTTCAGGCAATGGTAAGACACTTATGATCGAACAAGTATGTGCTAAGTTGAAGAGAGAACTCTATAGAGTTAATATCACTATTGAAACAGATGAAGACGATCTAATGGGTGGTCATACTCTGGTCAATGGCAATATTGAGTTTAGAGAAGGTCCTGTTATCAAGGCAATGAGAAAAGGCGCTGTACTTCTCTTAGACGAAGTTGATCTTGGTTCTAACAAACTTATGTGTCTACAGTCAGTTCTTGAAGGTAAAGGATATCTGATTAAGAAAACTGGTGAGTGGGTAACTCCTAAAGAAGGTTTCACTATTCTTGCTACTGCAAACACTAAAGGTCAAGGTTCAGAAGATGGTAAGTTCATTGGAACTCAGATCATGAACGAAGCGATGTTAGAAAGGTTTGCGATCACTATGCAACAAGAATATCCACCAGTCAACATTGAGAGAAAAATTCTCTCTAAAGAAATGGAGTTGACTGGCGATGTTGATTCAGATTTCGTTGAGAAACTTGTCGATTGGGCAGACATTATCAGAAAGACCTACTACGAGGGTGCGATTGATGATGTTATCACAACAAGAAGACTTGTTCACATTGTCAATGCATTCAGAATGTTTGGCGACAAACTTAAGTCTATTCAAATGTGTATCTCAAGGTTTGATGAAGAAACCAGAAATGCAGTTCTAGACCTCTATTCTAAAATAGATTCTGGAGTTGATCTGAATTCAGAAAACCCTGTTGACGAAAAATCTAATTCAGATTATAATGATCAAGATGAGTATATTTAAGAAAAAAATTGATTACAAATATAATGAGGACAATCTCTTAAAAGAATTGGCCTCTTATATTGACCGAACTTATGATCAACATTACTCACTAAACAAATACCAGTCCACTGAATTTATTATTGACAGTGGACATGGCGAGGGTTTTTGTATCGGCAATATTATGAAATATGCACAACGATACGGAAAGAAAGGTGGAAAGAATAGAGCAGACTTACTAAAAGTTCTGCACTATGCTTTGTTTATGTTACATGTACACGATAAACAGGAGGCTGAAAAGTGATGAAAATTAGTAACGACACACGGAATATCCTAAAGAACTTTTCTACTATCAATAGTGGAATCAAAGTGAAAGAGGGTAACAAGTTAGAGACAATCTCTAATATGAAAAATATACTTGCAGTTGCAACTGTAAGTGAAGACTTCCCAAAAGAGTTTTCAATCTATAATCTAAATGAATTCTTAGGTGCAACATCTTTGATGCAAGATCCAGAATTTCAATTTGGTGATGTAAGTTTGACTATTGCAGATAGCAATTCTGCTATGTCTTACTTCTATGCAAGTGATGGAATGGTAACTTCACCTGAGAAGATGGTAACAATGCCAGACTCAGAAGTCAAAATTGATATCTCATCACAACTGCTATCTGATCTAAATAAAGCAGCTAGTGTTCTAGGTGTAAACGATTTAGTCTTAGAAAGTGATGGTACTAAAATGACACTCACCGTAAAAGATAAGAAGAATGCTACATCTAATACATTCTCTAGGATTGTAGGTGAAGGAAATGGTGTGAAGTTCACATTTAATTTCAAAATTGAAAATCTAAAAATCTTAGATGGTAACTATGAAGTGTTTGTTTCTTCAAAAGGAATCTCAAACTTCAAAAACAAAGATGTAGATTTAGAGTATTTTATTGCACTGGAACCAGATTCAAAATACAATGTGTAACATATATATTAAGTGTGTGAGTAAAGTTCCAGTCTCTGCTCTACTCTCGGGAGTGACTCAATCTCATCATCTTAGGGTGAGTCACACTCAGAACTCGGTGGGGAGTTCTGTCTTATGAAAAACGAATTTTTATTCGTAGAAAAGTATCGTCCTCAAACAATTGAGGACACGATACTTCCTAAATCAATCAAAGACACTTTCAAAGAATTTGTAAAACAAAATGAGATTCCTAATCTCATGTTGTGTGGTTCTGCAGGTGTCGGTAAAACAACAATCGCAAAGGCACTTTGTAATGAGTTAGGTGCAGACTTCATTGTGATCAATGGTTCAGATGAAGGCAGACTTATAGATACACTCAGAACAAAGATCAAAAACTTTGCATCAACTGTTTCTCTTAGTGGTGGTCCGAAAGTAGTTATACTTGACGAAGCAGATTACATATCTGCTGACTCAGTACAACCTGCTCTTCGAGGATTTATCGAAGAGTTTAGTTCTAACTGTAGATTTTTCTTTACTTGTAATTACAAGAACAGAATTATTGAACCTCTACATTCTCGAACAACCGTTATTGACTTTTCTCTAACACCTAAAGACAAACAATTACTTGCAGGACAGTTTCTTACAAGACTCATATACATCTGTAAAGAAGAGAACATTAAGTATGATCATAAAGTTCTTGCAGAACTTATACTCAAGTTCTTTCCAGATTTTCGTAGGTGTTTAAATGAAGTTCAAAGATATGGTGTAAGTGGTGTAATTGATAGTGGTTTATTATCAACTCTATCAGAAGAAAAACTAACACCACTTATCGATATGATAAAAGATAAAAATTGGTCAGGTATGAGAAAGTGGGTTGCACAAAACTCAGACAATGATTTCAATACATTGTTTAGAAAAATATTTGATGCACTTGAGAGTAGATTAGAACCTTCAAGTATACCTGCTTGTGTTTTACTGATTGCAGACTATCAACACAAGGCTGCATTCGCAATGGATTCTGAGATAAACTTTGTTGCTTGTTTGACAGAGATTATGTCTGAATGTAAATTTAAAGGAGACTGATATGGGACAATATGATGATAGAGTAAACAGACAACGACTTCTTTTAGAAGCAGAAAAGTGGGCAAAAGAAGTTGATGGTATACATGCACATTCAATCAGCAGTATGTGGTACGATACAAGACCACAAGATACCGAAGATGGTAAAGGTGTTATTGATGTACAGTATAACAGTGGTCTCATCAAAAGAACTTGTGATGATGGTGCAGTCGTTTACTTTGGGGAAGAACTCAAAGGTGATGATCTTGTTGCAGAATATACAAGAAGAAAAGTACCGTCTGAAGCAATGAAAATAATTAGATAATGACTAAACGAAATCCTTTTGATTTTGTAAAGTCAGTCTCTTATGACAAAAAAGATATCATGGTTGATGATATCGAAGAGAAATCATATCAACCATTTTTAACTAACAAAGCATTATCTTATCACCAAGATTCAATCTTTTTCACAAATGAAATGAATGTTAGGCATAGTCTGGATAATCGTCTTCAATACTCTTTTTATCTAAATACCCTTAGAAAAAGGCAAAGATTTTCTACATGGAATAAACCATATATTAGTAAAAAACTTGATGCCATACGAGAGTATTATCAGATAAGCACCAGAG